GCCACCCGCACCCTCGGGCGCCAGGCTCCGGTGATCGTGTGGCCGAGGTAGTAGAAGGACCCGCTGGAGTGCCCCCATCCCGCGATCTCGATGTGGACAGGCCCGTACTCGGGCCGCTCGACCGCCACGTCCAGGTCGATCTTGAACTCTCTACTCTGCGACTGCTTGATGTTCGTGCGCAGGACGATGGCGCCGGTCGTGTCGTTCGACTGGTAGACCGTGAGGTTGTAGAACGACTCGGCGTTGCCGGTCTGCTGTCCGATGAGCGACCCGGCGATGGCCGCCTCGTGCCCAACGGTCAACTGGTTGGTCACGGCGAAGTTGTTGTCCGCCCTGACGACCACCGGGTTCGGGTAGTTGCCGGACAGGTCACCGCCAGCCGGTCCAGTGGACGGGCCGGGCGGACCCGTCGCGCCAGCGGCGCCGGTATCGCCCTTGTCACCCTTCGGTCCCGGCGCGCCGTCAGCACCGGCCGGGCCAGTCGCGCCCGTGTCGCCCTTCGGTCCGGCCGGACCTGTCGGACCCTCCACGCCAGCCGGACCAGCAGGGCCAGCGGGACCCTGGATCGGGCCGACGTTCACCCATTCGGTGCCTGTCCACGTCCAGCCGTCGCCGTCGATGATGTACGTGTCACCGTCAGCGGCATCGGTCGGCAAGTCGTCCGTGCTGGCGAGCGTGCCCAGCAGGTTGATGCCGGTGCCAGCCGGACCCTGCGGCCCAGGCTCGCCCTGTGGACCGGCCGGGCCGGTCGGACCTTCAGGCCCGGTCGCGCCGGTCGGTCCCGTGGCCCCGTCAGCGCCAGGTGGTCCAGGTGCGCCATCGGCGCCGTCAGCGCCGGGCGGCCCAGGGTCACCTTGTGGGCCGGGCGCGCCGTCAGCACCCGGAGGTCCGGGGTCGCCCTGCGGACCGGGCGGACCCTCCAGGCCCTCCATGTCCTTGATGCCCTGCTCGATGTGGTTCATGCGGTCGGCGGTGACAGCCGTGCCCGTCGTGCCGCTGCCGTCGTCGTCCACCCATTCCTGCGGAACGTAGTCGCTCATGCCCAGTCACCGTCGCCGAGTCCGTGGCAGCCGATGGTGTAGTCGCCATCGGGCGGTGCCCCGGTGTCGTCGTACGTGAAGCTCATGACCACCTCGCCGCCCGGCTCGATGTCGAGCGGCAGGGCGGCCGGTCCGATCCTGTCCACGCCCGTGACGACGCCGCCGTGTCCAAGGAGCCGGTCGGTACGGTCCGGGCCGAAGGTGACGCGCCAGGCGCGCAGGTGCTCGTCGGAGGACAGCCGCACGTCCACGGTGTCGAAGCCCGGCTTGTCAGAGATCTTGCGCGGTTCTGCTTGTTCGAGGTTGAGCGCCATCAACCACCGACCAACTCCAGTTCGGCCTCAACATCCCAGACCGCGCCGAAGACCTTGCGGCCCTGGTCTGCCACGGAGCGGTCGATCAGCACGCCGGACGGCACGACGATCCCGCGCTCCATCCAGTCGAAGTTCGCTTGGCGTTCGGTGAAGGTGGAGCGCAGCACGATCCGCGAGCCGACGATCTCGGGCGGCACGGTCAGACCGGCACGGTCCTGGTTCTCGCCGGTCAGCGCCTCCTCGGTGCCCACAAAGCCGCTCAGGCCGTCACCGACGACGATCTCGGCCTCGGCGAGCGTGTCGGGGACCATGCCGACCATCCGGCGCCACATCCAGGTCATGCCCACGGTCGTGAAGGCGTTGCGCGCGACGTAAACGCCGGACTCCCGTCGCGCGATCCAGTCGGCGCGGGTGGCGTAGGTCCGGGTGGTGAAGGTGCCGATCACGAGCCACCTCCGGTGACGCGCGGGATGACGCGGGTGCCGATGATCGCGCCGGTCTCCTCGTCGCGGATGATCTCGCGGTCGGCCTCGTCCGGCATGACGATGGTCACCTGCGGCTGGATCTTGGCGACGATCTCGCCGACCACCCCGGTGAAGGCGGCGAGCATCGCCGGGTCCTGGATGGCGCGCATGAACATCTGCCCGGCCGTCAGCGTCTGCTCCTCCTCGCGCTCCTCCTCCGCGACGACGGTGGACGTGACAAAGCCCCACCGCAGCGCCATCTCCTCGGCCTGGCTAAGCGTGAACTGGGGTTCGCGGAAGCACAGCGCCTTGGCGACGATGGCGTCGTCCTGCACGCGCTGGCCGACGATCATGGACAGGCCCTCCTGGAGCCTGAAGGCGCGTAGCTCGCCCACGTCGTAGGCCGGGTTGACGGGCACCACGCACACCGGCCCGTGCTGGCGGGTCTCGCCCGCCTCGACGGCCTCGCGCTCGATGGACGTGACGCGGCCGACCGTGTGCTCCGGGTACTCCTCGACCACGGCCGCCGTCAACTCGCCGATGCGCACGGTGGCGGCGTTCGCCTGGTCCCAGTGCGCCCGGATGTTCTCGCCCCGGCGCCGCTGCATGGTCCGGCTCGGCGCGGTCTCGCCCGCTCGCCTGGCCCCTGGACGGCCGTTGTCGGGCGAGGAGCCGACCGGACGGCCCCCGGCGTTGTCCACGGGCGGTGTGCCATCATTGGCCGAGAAGGGCACCGACCCTGGCGTCATGATCTCGTCATGTCCCTCGTCAAGCTCGCGCTGGCGCTGTGCTACACCCGCCTCGTACGGGAACCCCAGCACCTCCACTGCCCACTTGCGCGGGATGTCGCCTCGGTCGCGCGCCTTTATCACGCTGTCGTAGAACTCCTTGACGCCGCTGAGTATGACCCTGGCGTGCCAGAGTGACGGCGAGGACTTGATCGGACTGGACGGGTTGCGCCGCGTGATCTCGTCGTACACGTAGCGCTCGACGTGGCGCTGGATGTCGTGCCGGTCGGACTGGATCGTGTTAGCGGCGAACTCCATTTCGGACCTAGCGCCCTCGTTGCCCGGATCTGGAGTCACCTGCTCGGGTATGGACAGCATCGCCATGGCGATCTTGCGGCCCAGGAGCTTGCGCTTGGCCGGGTTCAGTAGCTCGCCCAGGTCCGGCGTGATGATGTCGATGGTGATGCGGTGGTCGCCCACGAGCACGCCGGTACGGGAGGCGTGGCGCACCTGGTCGGTCAGGTTGTCCACCTCGGGCTGCTGCGCCGGGAGGTTGTCGGAGCCGACCTTCGCCACCACGATGTAGTTCGTGCCGCCCTGGAGAAGCGCGTAGTCCATGATGTTCAGGAGGCGCTTAGCCTCCAGGAGCGCGAAGTTGGCGGTCAGACGGGGGCGCGGGTAGGCGGTGGACCCCTTCGGCATCGTGGTGCGGTGGACCATGCGCGGGTTGAGCCTGTAGATCGTCTTGCCCGCGATGAACTTGTCCTGATCGTTCCAGTCCACCTCGATCTTCTCGGTGAAGATGGCGGCGACGACGGGCTGCTCGCGCCGCATCGCCTCCTTCTTCGCCGGGCTAGTGGTCTCCGCGAAGTATTCCTCCAGCCACTCCTTGAGCGCCTGGTCTGTCACCTCATAGCCCAGGTCGCCCGTGTCGAACACGTCGTTGGACAGCACGCGGATGTCTTCGGCCGGGAGCACGCCGAGGAGCGGCGTGGACATCTGCGCGGTTACGGTCCGACTCTCGTTGTCGGTTGGGGCGAACGTGATCCGCGACCGCGTGAACAGCGACAGCGTGACCACCTGTGCCGCGATCAGGTACTCGCGCAGCAACTCCTTGAGCGCGAGATCCAGGTTCATCTGCTTGGCGATCTCGTTGAAGACGTGAAGTGTCGTCAGGTCCGGGTGGTGGTTCTCCATGCCGTCGCGGTAGGCGGTGTGGACCATCTGGTCGATGACGGCGCGCACGTCGTCGTCGCACTCGGCCACCTGGCGCGCCAGCCTGATCTCGTCCAGGACGTTGCTCGGGGTCTCGAAGGGAGACCGCGCCAGCATGTTGGACCCCTGGTTGGTGCTGTAAAGCTGGAAGTTCGTCGGCGTCCCGAACTGCAACGCGGCGCTCTCCACCCAGTAGGACATGACGGCCTCGCGGACCACGTTGTCCGGCAGGCCGGTCCGGTTGTCGATGATCGCGTTGTCGGGTCCAGGGCGACCCTTGAGCGCGCCGGGGGATTCCTGGGCCTCGGGCATAGCCCTAATCTACGACTCAAGCCCTGAGATTGGGCGCCTAAGACCCGCTGAGCATGGTGTAAGCGCGACTGGCGGCGTCGTAGTCGCTCCCGCCCAAGCGAGAAATCTGCCTCTTTATGCTCTCGGTCAGGGTGCGGGCCTCGTCCAGTCCGGCCCAGATCTGCGGCGCGACGTGACGTTTGGACAGGTCGATCTGCTCTTTGGTCGGCCGCGTCGGCAGGCCCACCTCGTAGCCCTGTATGTCATCCCACTGGGCGCGCAGCTTCTTCCCGGCTTCGAGGCACCAGTGCAGCGCCTCCTCCAATTCGCCGCGATGGTAGGCGCACGTCAGGATGTAGTCCTCCAGCTTGCTGATCTTCTCGCGCGGTGGAGTGTTGGGGTCGAACTGCGGGATGCGCAGAGGAAGCGCGGACTCCAGTCGGCGCCTAATCTCTGCGAGTTCCACTGGTGCGCCCCAGAGCCACCGGATCGCCGACGCAGGTGGCCGGGCAGTTGATGCAGTAGTGGTGCTGCCTGCCGCCGCTCCACGCCTGCTTGGGCACCCAGATGTGCTGGCACTTCTCCTCGCGCGTCGCCAAGCGGACAGGGCCGCCCGGACGCTGCTGGACCAGTATCTTGCTCATGTCACTCCAGCCATTGACGCCGACCCGCGCACGTCCACGGCGCGCGCGAGCACCGGCTGCTGTGCGGTCACCTTGGTCTGCGCCTCCACGTCGGCCGCCTTGAACACCATGGCGAAGGCGCGTGCCGAGTCCAGGATGTGGAAGGCGTTGGGCTTCTTCCGGACGCCCGCCATGGCCTTCACGCGCTGCTCGGTCTCGCCCTGGAAGTCCCCTGCGATCTCAGGATCGAACGGCAGTTGGAGGTACATCGCGTCCACGAACTCTCGCAAGTAGCGCGTCGAGGCTTCGATCATCGTCATCTTGACGACGTAGCGCTCCTCGCGCGTGAACGGGTCCTCCAGCTTCTCCACCATGTTGCCGAGATGGTCGCGCAGGCGCCCCTGCGAGTCCTGCGTGACGAGGCTCTTGTCCACGCCGATGGGCACCTTGGCGTTGAAGACGTAGCCGCGCGTCACGTCCACGAGGTGCTGCGGCGCCGCCTCGTCGTCCTCGATGGCCTGGAAGATCGGCAGGCCCAGCCCCGTCACGTCGATGCCCGCGCCCCGCAGACGCTGCCCGTAGCGCCAGCCGATGATGTACAGCAACTGGCGGATCATCTTCTCGCGGAAGCGCCAGAGGTGGAACATGCGCACGAGCCGGATGCGCGAGCGCTTCTTGGTGTCCGGCTGGACCGCCCACAGCGTCAGCACGGTCGGGTCGTTGACGAGGCCGATGTCGCCACCGAGGTAGATCTGCTGCACGTTCGGTAGCTCGGGAAGGTCCACGAGCGTCTTGAGCGTGTCGTACATGATCTCCGTGTGCTGCTCCTTCGGCACGCCGGACAGGTCGCCGATCATCCGGTCGATCTCCTCGGCCATCAGCGCCTGGCGCTTCCAGTGGACGGTGTTGTAGTCGCTCTCGCGGTCCTGGTCCAAGCAGGCCATCAGGCGCGCGGTGACGAAGAACGCCGACGACGCTCCCCCGGCTTCGCCCAGGATGTTGCGCCGGTAGTCCGGAGCTTGAGTTCCGCCGTAGATGGCCGCCGCCCGCGCCTTCTCGTCTGGACCCCAGCCCGGCCGCATCACGGCGGTGATCGTGGAGATCCTGAACTCGCCGGACGTGGACAGCCGGTAGAAGCGCCCGTCGCGCGCGCCGGAGTGCACGCCGTAGAAGATGTACGTGAAGTCGCCCTCGCCGTCGCCGTCCACATGGTCCTTCATCACGGTCTCGTGGACTTCGATCCAGCCCTTCTCCGGGTAGTCCTGGCCCTCCTCGATGCGTAGGTCGGGAACGTGCTGGCCCTTGACGCCCGTGCCCGTGAGCTTGGGGATGCGCCCGATGATCTTGGTGCCGTCCAGGAAGTCGGCCTGGAAGGGCCGGTGGTTGAAGCCGGTCTTCTGGTTGCGGGTGTCCAGGAAGTCGCGCGTCAGGCGCGTGTCACGGATGCGCTCCTCGATGGCGTCGCACAGCGGCATCAGGTGGATCAACTCCGGCGCCGTTATCAGCATCCCCTCGCCCTGGCGCCGGAAGACGTGAGACACCGCGTCGGCCTTCATGCTCTCCGTCTTGCCCACTGTACGAGCGCACGGGTAGCCCTCGTAGTTGTCGGTGCGGCGGAACAAGCCGTATTGGTAATCCCAGACCCTGTAGCACCCACCCTGGTCTCGATTCTTCGGGTCCTCGAACAGAAGCTCTGCGCAGTGGATCGGGTCCATGAGCATGGCGATCAAGGCCCAGTCGTCATCGTCAAAGCGCCACACGCCGTCCGTCATCTCGACGTTGTGCTGGCCGTCGATGAACCCCAGTTCGCCCTTAGCCATGCCATCTCCTCAGCGCTGCACGCCTGCGGTTCTCCGCTCGCGTCACACACTCCAGATGCGTCAACTCTACACACATGCGCTCGAAACAGGTGTGGTCGATCTCGTGGTCCTCGGGAACCGGACCGTTCGCCTCCACCCATACCGCGACATGCGCCGGGATGGTCTTGCCGTCAACTACAGTCCGTCCATAACCCTGTGCTGATGGCCTGCCCTGCCAGATCAGGCAGCCGTCGCCACGTCGAACCGGGGGCCGTCCAACGCGACGGGCGTGACCCTTCACAAAGCGCTGCGGCTCGCCCTTGACCACGCCGTCGCGGCGCCGAGTCTGCGTTGCGGGCTTTGTCGGCCGTCCACAGCCGCACTCGCACAGCTTAGCCATCGTAGATGTACCTCCGGTGGCTGTACACCAGCCCCTTCTCCGTGATCTTCATGATCGTGACGGTCATGGTGCCCTGGCCGTGCGTGACGCACTGCATCTGCGCCACGCCGTCCTCGTCACGACCCGCTGGCTTCCAACCGAGTGGGTTCGGCAGCGAGGCGAAGCGTTCCATGAACTCGCGCTCGTGCGGAGTGAGGCTCACGGCGTAACTCCAGTTGCTCGTTGACCACTACGCACGTCCGGTCGATGGCCGATCCGTACAGCCTCACCTGTCCGCGCATACACGTCAGCATCCGGCCGTACAACTGCTGCTTGGTCCAGTGGTTGCGCGCCCACGGATGCGGCACGACGAAGCCGTCGATGGACACTTGCCCGCGAGCGAACATGTTGCTCGCTGCGAAACTGTTGATACCCCAGGCTCGCCATAGGACCAGGTACAGATCGGCCTTCTCAGAGCTTTCCAACGTAGAGCGCACCGATCTCACGCGCGAACTTCCTGTCCACCTCGGCTAGCTCCGCGATCTGATCCCGCGCCCAGTCGCACAGCTTCTCCGGGGAGAGGTCATGGTATGCCCGGTCCTCCGCGTCGGCGTTCTGGAGGACACGCAGCCGCCACGAGAAGTCCTGGACGAACTTCTCATACGCGATTACACGCTTCGAGATGTGGATGCCCCGCGCGTGCGCCGCGCGCTTTAGCGTCCGAATGTAGTTCGGCACCGACACCTGTCCGCCAGCCTCTCGCTGCTCCTTTGTCAAGCCCAGCGTGCGCTCCAGCGACGTGATCTGGGTGGTGGCCGTGTTCATGAGCTTCTGCGCCGCGACCGTCTGCTCGGCGTCGAGCTTGTGCTGGATGTAGCGGCCGGTCGGCACGCCTGCGTTGTCTAGCTCGGCCTCCATGCCGTTGAGCATCCGCTGCGAGCGGAACAGCAGGACTTGCTGCTGGAGGATCGCGCCCAGGAGGTGTAGGTCGTTGATGTTCGTGAGGTGGTAGTCGTCCATGTACCGCTCCATCGTCTTGTCCCACAACTCCACCTCCTCGTCGGACTGGAGGTACATCTTCCCGCCCGCAGGCATCTCCACCTCGAAGTTGTTGAACGGCGTGGGCGGCAGGAGCGCGCTCACGTCAGTTCCCGCCTGATGTCCAGCATCTCGATGGTGCCAACGACCTTGATCTCGATGCCGAGGAGCTTGAGGATCAGGTCCACCGTGAACAGCTTTCCGTCGTAAGGGGGATTCATGCCGCCACCCTAAGTTCGGACTCCAGTTTGACGATCCGGCTGTCCTGCACGTCGTCGTCGTAGTACCGGCGAAGCCAGTCGGCGCCGTACAGGCCCATCACCTCGAACACGTACGCGACGTTCTCGTCCGTCAGTTCGACGGTCATGATCTTGCGGACGGCGTGGTGGTGGCGCGAGTGGCAGTTGTTGCCGTTCTCGGTGCAGATCCGCAGCGCGTTGCGCGTGTCGTACAGCGCGTTTCCAGTCAGCCCATACTCGCGCTCCAGGATCTGCGCGTAGAGGACGTGGTGCGCGTTGAAGCCCTTGGTCGTGCCGCAGACGGCGCAGCACATCTGGTAGCGCGCCTCCTCGTGGAAGCTGGCCTTGTTGGCGATGATCGGAGTGCTCATGGTGGTGTAGACGGTCTGGCTGGGTCCGGACACCCTTATCCTCAGCCGTACCGCTACTCGTCCACTGTCTCCAGCGTGATGTGCTGGTGCGATCCCAGCGGCAACGCCTCGACTGCGGCGAGGTTCGTAATGAGCATCCGGAAGACGCCCTGCGGCGTGGCCTCAGACCACTGCTTGTTGCGTCCACCGGCATAGTCGGGCGTCATCTCGACTTCGTAGGCGTACGGCTGCTTCTCGCCTGAGTCGATCTCCTCCTGCGTGCAGCCTTGGGGAGTGACGCGCGTGACCCTGAACCTGGCGGTAACCATCTTTCACCTCCTTTCTACACACTCGACCATATGTCAAGTCCGGTCCAATACACGATCTCGACCAGGATGCGCTCGCGCTCCACGGAGTCGCCCTGCTCCTCGCCGTAGTCGTTGGGGATCAGTGGACACTCCGGCTTCATGTAGTAGTAGCGCATGATCCACTCCTCGCCGTCCGGCGATATCAGGAAGATCGGTAGCCGCCCAGCGTTGAGCAGCATGACCATCGCGTCGTAGATCGAGACTTCAGCGCTTTCCATTGAAGTAGTCCCCGTACAGGCGCTCCATCAGGACGAGACCCAGCATCGCGGTGTCGCCCTGTCGGTATGGTCGCACACGATACGCCTGCACCTCCGACAGCGGCCGGAAGCGCAGCTTGGTGCGGCCCATCCAGTAGCGCCGGAAGTGCGCGATGTCCGGGAAGCCCTCGCGCGCCAGCGATTCGGGCGAGATGGCGCCCAGCGGCTCCCTGAAGGTCTCCTCCAGCACCAACATGCAGTGCTCGTAGCGCGGCGGCTTGCCGCGCATCACGTAGGCCACGACGGCAGTTGGCGTCTTGACGTTGAACAGCGCCGGATATCCCAGGCCGTGCGTGCGGAACTCCGTCTTCGAGCCGCGCTTGATCGCCGCCCAGTCGGTGTGCGGCACGCGCAGGAAGACGGTCGCCGCCTTGTGCGAGGTGAAGGGCTTGGGGTCCGACACCGCCGCCCCTTACAGCAGGGCGGCGGCGAGTTCGACGGACGCGCCGATCTCGGCGTCGTGTACGCGCGCTAGCTCGGCGTCGAGCGCCGCGAGCGCGTCCAGCGCGTACATCGCGTCCAGGAGGTCGTTCTGCTCGCGGCCGAGGGCGCACAGCAGGGCGCGCGCTTCGTTGAAGTGGTCCTCGGTGTAGTACGGGCAGTCGTAGCAGGGGTTGCGGTCGTTCGCGTACTTCGGACCCGGCTGCGTCCACTTCAGGTGGCACTCCAGGTTCGAGTAGTACGAGTAGCCCGCTTCCTTCTCCATCGTCTTGTTGAAGCGCGCCGTCAGTTCGGCGCGGTCGCCGGACAGGTCGATGACCTTGGCGTTGGACTTCAGTTCGGCGATCTCGGCCATGGGATCACTCGCCTCCGGAACGTCCAGGCTGTCCAGGTGCCAGTTGCATTGTGAGCCGTTCACTTCGGCCACGTCCTGACATACCTGGTCATCTTGGCCTCGCCGTGCGGACCGCCCATGGCGTAGAACTGCGACCAGTCCGCGTACGAGTGCACGGGGGTGCCGTCCGGGAACTTTAGTCCGGCCGGAACCCACGTCGCCTCCTTGGTCGTGGAGAGCGGGTGGCCGTCCGCCAGTTGCTGTGCGGCCCACGGCCAGTTGTGCGCGAGCAGGCCGAGGCGGATGCTGTACTCCAGCCGGTCCTGACGCCTGACGACACCCGGCCGGTCGAAGTAGGTCTCGGCGCGCTCGTCCAGCAGGTGCATCGACCTGACAAGTGACTTGTTGGGGTCGAAGGCGTCCATCATGATCGTCGGGCTGAAGACCGGCCCCAGCACGCGCTGCTGCACGACGCCGCAGTCCACACCCCCGATGACGCTCCAGTTGACGGCGCCGAGGAAGTAGCCCGACTCGCCCTCCATAACCGACCGCGAGAGTCCGACCGGCAGGCCGTGGATCGTGGTCTCGTTGGCGAGTTCGACGCAGAGGCTGGCCTGCGTCTTGGGACCGGCTATGCCGTCCTGCGTGAGCTTCAGGCGCTTCTGCGCCTCCTTGGTCTTCTTCTCGGTGGCTGGACCGAAGTCGCCATCGGATGCGATCTTGACGCCATGGCCATTGAGCATCCGCTGTAGTCCGTACACGGGCCAGCCGCTGTCACCTTCTTTGATGACGTACGGGATGGCCCGGTTCGGCGTGGACGGCAGGCTCACGGCTTGTTCACGCCCGGCCCTGCGATCCCCGGAGGCACCGAAGGTTCACGGTAGCCCTCGCCCGGCTCCGGGATGCTCGTGGTGGACGGATCGAAGTATTGCTGCCCGGCCTCGCGCAACTTCTGAAGCTCGACCAGGGCCGTGCCCAGTTGCGCCGCGCCGCGCCCGTGGTTGCGCACGTACGCGAACGCCATGACGACGGCGCCCGCGATGATCGTGCCGATCAGGCCGGTCACGGCGGCTGGACTGAGGTCGATGCCGATGGCGTCCTGGAGCCAGGCCAGGCCGGTGGCGAGCGCGCCGGAGCCGAGGATCAGCGGCAGGAGCTTGGCGCCGATGACCTTGATCGCCGAGGACTGCATCCAGTCCAAGGCGTAGTCCACTAGCTCCTGACTACGGTCCGGAGGTTGATCGGTTTCGGGCGGGAGCGCCGGGTCTTCCATGCTCATGTCTACCTCCTCAACTCTTGTGGTGGCGCTTGTACGCCGCCTTGATCTTCTTCCACGTCACCGGGCCGCAGACACCATCGGCCTTCAGTCCGTGGTCACGTTGGAACTGCCGAACCGACGCGGCAACACGCGGCCCGTACACGCGGTGTCGCTTCCACGAGCGCTTGAAGTAGCGCTTCTTGCGCTTGGTGGGATGCCGCAGGGGGATGACCTGGAGCATCCACATCAGGTACTTCACGTCGTTGCCTGGACGACAGCCCCTGTACAGCGTGCGCGGACCGGGCGGCGGCGGGTTGTACACGCCCGCACGGTACTTGAGGTGCCACCACTCCCAGGCCGCGTCGCTCCACTTCTTCGCCCAGCCGTAGAAGGAGCCGTGCCGGTCCACCCAGTTGCGCTGCGTCATCGACATCAGGTCCACGGCCAGCCCCCAGCCGTGGTTGGACGTGCCGGGGACGGCCGCGTTGCCGCAGTTGCCGCGCGAGCACCAGTAGTTGCGCGCCATCAACTGCGCCGCGTACTCGCGGTAGGTCCGGCGCATCGAGGACTCCCAGATGGCCATATCCACGCCGTCCTTCTTGGCGCGGTCGGCCATGGCGATATAGCTCAGACCTGGAGTTCGGAGAAGACGGCCGTTGCCGGGGATGCCGACGAGCGCAGAGGCGGGGATGCGGCCGTTGGCGTACGCCACGGCCGTCAGATCCCAGACGAGTTCGCCCTACGGCCCAGCACCAGCATCATCCCCTTCTGTTAGGCGGCGGTCTGCGCCGCGACTTCGGCTCGGAGATCACGGGCCAGCGCCGCCAGGCGCCCCAGATCTCGTGCAAGAGACCACAGCCTACAGATCTCCGTGCTGCCGTAGCAAGCCGAAAGCCGGAACCGCGCCGCATCGTCCGGGCGAACCCGGAGCAGCCAGCCGCCGCCGATCTCGAAGACGAACGAGTCCGCGTGCGCCCAGGCGCAGTCCACGCCAAGCTCGCGGGCGATCACCCGGAGGGCGATGATGGTGTCACGCGAGGTGGGTGGATTGGTGTGCATGTGCGGTGTCTCTCCATGCTACACCATACCCGGTCAGATCCCAAAACTATCGTCCAATCTTATGCTTCGGATCGCTTCGGGGAGTTGAAGACGAACACGGCGCTGCCGGTGAAGGAGTATGCCCGCTGACAGCGCTCTGGCTCCTCGCGGTCCTCCAGATCTTAACACGGGACGATGACCAGACCGGCCGCGATGCGAGGTGTAATGCCGCAGGGGCACGACACGATGGCCACGCTGTAGCCGTCCTCGTCCACGTCAAGCGCCCAGTATTCGTCCGGGATGCGCTCGACGCCGGTCATCGCCAGGATGGACCCCAGCGCCGGATACCCCAGGCGCCGCAGTTGCTTACGGCCCAGTAAGTCCTCGTTGCGCAGGCTCGCCTCGATGTACTCCCTGCGGATCTTGATGCCCTCGTCAGCCATTGCCGTTCAGGTAGACGCGGTACAGGGTGGTCCGGTGGACGCCGATCAGCCGCGCAGCCTCAGCGCGGGGGATCAGCCCTTCGGCATCACGCAGGGCGTCCGAGATCTCCACTGCGAGCGAACTCTCGTCCTCAGTTAGCCGCGCACGCCGCTCGCCGAGTGACCGCAGGCGTTCTCTCACGTCATCGTCGGTTGGGAGAGCCATTGAGATGCCCCGGACAGTCCAGTCGATGGTCCGGGTAGGCGTCGATGCCCCCCGCTTCCGGCACCATCTCCACGATCAGTGGAGGGCCTAGCTCCACGATCCTGTACCGGCCGACTCCAGTCGGCTCGGTGAACTTCTCCAGGGGGACGTTCTCGCCGTCCCTCGTTTTGGCGTGGACGATATCGGCCCCGCAGTCTGTACAGCTAGCCACTTGGCGTCGCCTCGATCTCGAAGGTCGTCTGGCTTGGATCGACTCGTGGACCCTTGCGCACGCGGCGCCAGTTCGGACTGTCCACTCGCACGCCGGTCCGCTCCTCGAACCAGGTGACAAGCTCGAACATGTCTTCCTCCGGCCCACTCGCCCGGAGCTTGTAGTCCTCGCCGTTCCGGCGCTCGACCTTCAGGAAGATCTCAACGCGCTGATTGTCAAGTTGGCGGAACCACGCCTCGGCCATGGCGTAGCAGCATACTACACCCGGCGCCCTTCGCGCCCGCCCAGCTTCCGCAAATAGCCGAAGACGTGCCGCCCGGCTATGGCCTGCGCCGCACCCCGCCGAACGCCGCGAGCAGCACCAGCAGCAGGATCGCCAGGGCGATGATTAGGCCGATGGGCGACGGCACGAGGTACCAGATCAGCACCGCGATGAGCACTGCGACTAGAAGACCTATCCATTCATTCATGCTTTCCCCTCCCCGCTCGTTTCAAGCGTGAGGCCCGCTGCCAAGTGGACAGCGGGCCTCTAAGTTCCGACGGCAGTTCGCCGGTTACTGCTGCGGCTGCTCGCCCTCGCCGTCACCGCCCTCCTCGGACTCCTCCTCCTCGCTGCCGCTGCCCGGCTCGACTGGCCCGCGCATCTCCTCGTTCGGCTCGACCCCCTCGTTGGAGCCGTCCGTGGGCTGCGGGACGCCGGACTGCTGGTCGGCGGTCGGCGCCGACGTGCGGACGGGACGGTCCGGGTCGAAGCCCTGGCCCCCGCCAGCGGCCATCGGGTCCTGCTCGACGTACTCGCCCTGGTCACCTTCGATGGGCTGGACGCCGCTGTCAGCCTCGTCCGGCTCCTGGCTCCCGGCCTCCGGAGCGTCCTGCGGCTCCTGCTGGTCCTGCGGGTCTTCCGACATGCTTCCCCCTTGGGGTCGTTGGACAGTTGCAGTGTATCCGCCGACCGCCTACCTGCAAACTTCAGGCGGGCGGTACGTACGTCAGTTGGCGACCCAGCTTCTCCGCGTAGCTCGCCAGATCTTTGTTGGTGAAGCCCGCGATCTTGGCGGCGGTCTCGTTCGTGGACTGCATCATCAGGCTCTCTACGTAGCCGGGCGGGATGAAGTCGCGCATGAGCAGGTACAGGAACCGCTGGAGCGGCACTGGACACTGGTCGGACTGCGGCGGTTCGTAGCCTGGGTCTTCAGCCACGGCTGTCCACACCTCCACCATTAGGGCATCCCACCACACGGGGCGGTGCTCCGCTACAAACGGAGCACCGAACCGTGTCTGGAAGCGCCGGAGCGGCGCGTTGCACTTCACCCGCCAAGACCGAAGCTGTCGAGCTTCCTTGCCAGCCCAGCGACGCTCACCCCGACCACGAAGGCCACGATGAACTGCACGCCGCCGAGGAACGTCCCGACACCGGCCACGAGCGCCAGCAGGATCTCCCCTGGGGCGTACGACTCGATGATGCCAGTGATTCTCCACATCGGTCCAGCCTTTCACACGCGGGTCCAGACTTCCAGCACGCTTTTCCCGCGTTTTCCGGTCACGGTCTGTAGTAGTTGTCCACCAACATCGCATTGTCGGCGGTTCCCACGAGCTTGACCTGTTCCGGCATCCCGTCTGGATCGGTCGGAAGGTCTCCGGTAAGACCTATGACCCTAAGCGTTTCCTGGGCCACGACGCGGGCCATGTGACAACGGGAGTTGCGCTTTATGTGTTGCAGCGCGGCCACCGCCGCCTCCAAGCTGTACTGGCTGACGATGTGATAGTCCGCCCACCCCAGACCCACCGGCACCTCAAGGTCCAGCTTCTCCCCGTTCGTCAGGATCTTCGGCTCGGAGGTCTCCGGGTCGGTGAACACTGTCGCTTCCATCTGCCTCCTCCACATCGTCCTCGCCGTACAGGTCGCCGTCAGTCGCGTAGCTCATGAGGTTGAACAAGGTGACACGCGCGTGGCTCTCCCGCGTCCGCGTGCCAAGGTGCTCGGCGTCATGATGGCGGGCGAACTCGCGCAGATCTTCGATGTCCGCGAACATCTCCTCGATCACGCGAGCCGCCCTCTCCGCTTCCTCGGCGTCGAGCTTCACAGCGTGATGATCGACTTCGCGTTCATCGAGTCTTTGCCACCACACGCGCGGTAGAGGTGGACCTTGCTGCGCGGGAACTTCCGGTGGTCACCGGCCAGGCGGTACCGGACCCGTGCGTTGTAAACGCCGAACTTCAGTCCACGCATGTCGATGCGCACGACGAACATCCGCCGCCCGCCCTTGGTGTGCGTGCGGGTGACCTTCGCCTTCTCGCCGTTGAACGTCGCCTTGAAGCTCGTCACGCGATGGCCACGCCTGACGACCAAGCGCCACTTGGTCAGACGGACCGACCCCTTCGGGCAGCGGGTCTCACCGGCAGGCCCAGGAGGGCCAGGGGGTCCAGCGGGACCGGGAGGGCCAGGAGGTCCAGGAGGACCGGGAGGGCCGGGTGGCCCGGCGACCGGCGTGGGCGTTGGTGTCGCGGTCGGCGTCGGTGTCGCGGTCGGCGTCGGCGTCGGCGTGGGCGTCGGCGTCGGCGTGGGAGTCGGCGTCGGCGTGGGATGCGGACACGGACCGATGTGGTCACCGTGGTTTAGGTGCGCCTGGAGCGCACTCTTGTCCACCATGATCGTCATGCCCTTGTGGCAGACCGTCACCTTGTGCTTCTTGTGGTGCTTGTGGTGCTTGTGATGGTGATGCTTGGGCGGTGGCTCCTGGTTGGCCCCCGTCACTGCTGGTAGTGCCGACACAAAGGTCAACACCAGTCCGGCGCTAACGGCACCGGCTACAACGACACGTCGCACTTCCCTGCTCCCTTCCCCATCAGTAGTTGATGGATCATCCGATGGATTGCGGTCCGGAGAGTTCTCTGGCTCTCCTCAGAAAGCTGAAACCTTCCTCCCTCGTCAAGTATCTCGGTGAGGGTTTGCATCCGTAGTGACACGGCATGTCCTCCACCACGCCCCACAACCGGCAGATCATCGGGCGCATCGAATACACGTCGCAGCGGCCCATGAAGTTCAGCGCCGGGCACGGAGAGTCCGTCCACTGGATGTCGTGCCCGGACGTACGCTTGATGCGCGAGTGCTCCAAGGTCGTCATCCCGATGAAGTGGCACGACTCGCTACACAATCCCAGGCAGTCGAGGCTCGGTAGCTGGCTGTACAGGGCTTCGAGCTTGGCTTCTCTGTTCACGCGGTAGCTCCAACTTCCGTCCGTGCTTAGCGATCACCCGGCGCAGGTTCTCGATGACCCGCGCCCAGTCGGCCTCGGGGTCGTAGCGCTTGCCGTGGACGCGCAGCACGCGCATCCCTCCGCGCGCGCCGCAGCTACCGCAGCGCTCCGGCATCAGGCCCCTCCACTCGACTTCCGCGTGACAGAGCACGCAGCGGGCTAGCCCAGGTCCATCCACTGGCCCGTCCGACGCCTGCGGCGGATGAAGTATGCCGCCACGATGACCACGATCACGCCTGCGATTATCACGCCGCCTCCCTTGTCCACCGTTCGATCCGGCCGCGCGCCGTGGCGAGCGCCAGGTTGTACACGTCCACTCCGTAGTGCTCGGCCAGGCGCAGCGCCGTCGCCGTGCCCCCCTGCACGCGCGCGCCGGGAGTCCAGCAGAGCACGAAGGTCGGCAGCACGGGGTTGAGCACGTCGGGTCCGAGGATCTGGTGAGCGTTGCGGGCATGGAGGGCGCGGGCTGCCGTCGAGCACGCGGCCCAGTTAGGGTGAAACTCCCGTGCGATGGTAAACGCCTCGGGCTGGGGGCGAGCCATCACGAAGGATGCCCACAGAACGCGCCCGTTGAACCCCGGCCACGGAAGGTAGATCTCCGCGCTCGCTCGCGCCCCGTTCTCGACGGCCTGGTCCGAACCCTCGGCGTGGCCGCTCCGGGCCGTCCAGCCGTCCTTACGCAGCGCCACAGCGGCCCGCCAGAGGAGATCAAGGATCTCGGCCGGAGCCTTCCGGCTCCCCACCCCCGTGTAGACGCCCATGTTGCGCCATGCTACAGGACGCTGCGGCGACGATGCGCGCGGCCGTCCCATGTGGCCGCGCCTCCCATCATCGCCGCCGCCGTGCGCCCTGACCCCAAGAGCATGAGGTGGTTCGCAGAGTAGCAAACTCGGCCCGCGATCCGGCTGCTCGGTCCACTACGTCCGAACTTCAGTCCAGTGAACGACCGAGGGGGCCGCCGTAGCGACCCCCTCGATTTTCTCCGCTGGTCTCGTGCGGATCAGCAGAGCTTGTACAGGCGGGCGCTCTTGACCGCCTTGTGGTGCCGCTTCTGGGTCTTCACGGTGACCTTGACGTACTGGCCCGGCAGACCCTTGAGGCCGCGCAGGGACAGGCTCAGTCGCAGACGACCGTTGGACTTGTGGGCCTTGTACGTGACGCCGTTCAGGCGGACGCTGGCCTTGCGGACCTTCTTGCCGAACTTCATGTTGATGACGCGGTTGGACACGCACTGCGGCTGGACCACCGTCGTGTTGACGACCGGCGCCGGAGTCGTCACGTTGACGACCGGCTCGGCGGGCTGCGACACGGGCGGGTTCACCACGATGGCGCAGTCGCGCGGATCGGGCGAGTTCGTGCCGGGCGGGAGCAGCATCGCCGGGCGCGGACCCTTGCCGCAGTAGTAGTCCTGCCACGACTTGTCCCACGCGCGGAAGTCCGCGTCGTTGAACGTGACTTCACGCAGCGAGGACGGCGACGCCAGCGACGGCCGGATCGACCACTTCATCGGCAGGTCGCCCTGCGCGTTGAGGGTAATCAGGTGCGCGAGCGTGTCCGGCTCGTTGTTGTTGGAGGATGTCCAGGCGAACATGTCACCCTCCTGCCGGAACCGGGTCGTCTGACCGTAGTCGGTCTTCAGGTCCCCGAACTCCTCGCCGAACTGGTCCACGTCGTTGACGCGACGAGCGTCATACGCGAAGTCGTTGGGACGAGGGGCGATCCGGACAGATGACGGCAGCGCGCCCAGCCACGTCGGCGACGGAACCGCGTTGGGGTCCGTGACCGTGGGGTGGAACGGGAACGTGTTGGCGCCGTCGTACGACGGAGCGGTGTACCACTTCTCGACCGAGTAGCCGAAGCCGATCTTGTAGGTCTTCAGTGGAGCGATGGCCGACTGACCGAACGCCGTGACGTGCGGGGCGATGATCGGCCGGTTCTTCGCGGACACCAGTCCGCCGTCCTCCTGCTGGTACGGCTCGTTCTGCGCGGCGCCGTGGTCCGACACGCACACGATGACATCGCGGGTGCTGATCGGATCAGGCCCGTCGATGCCGTTCGAGTCCGGCGCGAACAGGTCCACGGCCGTGAAGTTCGGGCCGATGTCGTTCGCGTTCCCGGTGTTGGTGAACGTGTTGTACACCTGGTAGCCGTCGATGGCCGAGGGCACCAACACCTGGTCCACGTTGACCGGCGAGTCGTGATCGACCGTGACGTGAAGCTCACGGGCGATCTCGCCGTTCATGAGGTACGTGAGGTCCAGATGCGTGTCCAGATCGACTGGCCCACGGCCGGGCACGAAGCAACCCGGCTCCAGGTTGCGGTCGTCCAGACGGAACGGGGACTGGCTGTCGATGGCCGGGTCGCCCGGTAGCGCCTGCGCGACGGACGGACCGCCGAGACAGGCCACGAGAGTGCTCACAAGGAGCACGAGATGGGTGCGCTTCATGCGCTAGCCCTCCTTGTGGATATGGCACCGCGCGGCCGTCCCAACCACTCCCTGACGCCGCCTGGTGGCCGGTCCAGATCGACCGGCAGCGGCACCCTCTCAGATCCTCAGACCAAAAGTCAAGGGCAGGAAACTGACCAATGCTCCAAAACACGGAAAAGGGCCGCGATGGCGGGTTTCGCGGCCCTTTCAGAGACTTCTACCCCAACTGTCGTCCGAGGTTACACCGGCTCCTTCAGCGCCTCCTCGATCTCGGTCACGGCGGCGTCGGTCTCCTCGGGATTGATGCCGTCCTCGGTGCCCAGGGCCTCCAGCACCTCGATCAGCGACTCCCAGTCCTCGCGCTGGACCCGCCACCGCAGCCAGCCGTCGTCATCCACCTGTGTGGACTGGAAGTCGGCAGCCAGATGCGGCGCCGCGACCTGGACGGCCGAGTCCAGCGCCAGGTTCTCCGCGTTCTGGTCGTCGGACTTGACGATGAAGCTCCGCTCGTCACGTTCAACTTCGATCACTTCTTCTTCTCCTTCGGTTCCTTGTACCAACGGCTCTCGTACGTGCTGCGCTCGTTGATGTATATACCAATCGGCACCACGAGCAGCAGCGCGAGCCTCCACGGCATCGGCAGCAGTCCACCCACCAGGCCCCCGGCGATCACCGCCAGGGCTACGACCGCTCGCTCACCCCTCGTCAGTGGCCTGTTCACGAGCCAGCCTGCGTTCCCGGCGCCGCCACCACTCCTCGTCCTCGGCGAGTTCACGGCGCGTCGGCCGGTCGTCGCGTGGGTCGTAGGCGTGCGGGTCGCTTGTGAAGGCCGGATCGCGCCACGGGTCCTCGTGCATGTTGCCGATCCCGAACGCCCGGACCATCTCCTGGTGGTCCATCACGCCGTCATCGCTTGCCATGTCGCTCCTTCCGGTTCATCCACCAGCCCAGACCGTAGAACACTGCGGCCAGGATACCCAGCACGCCGGACGCGCCTAACGCCACAACTTCAGTCGGACTGTTCGTCATGTCGGCGGCGTGCCCATCCGCTCCTCGCGCCAGCGTGCGATTAGCGGCTGGTCCTTGGTCTCGATCAGGTGCAGGACGTGAGGATGGACGTTCATCCACCACGAGCGCGGCGGAACACCGACCACGAAGGGCACGCCCGGCCGCAGCGCGTGCGCGGTGTCCACCATCTCGTCCCATGTCGGTATCCGACCATCGACGTTGACTTCGCCGTGGCGCACGCTGATGTGCCAGCGCATGTCGTCGGGTCCATACGGCTCGCGGCCCATGAGCGCGGTGCGTCCGTCGCGGTGGTGGAACTCGCGCGGCACGGGCACCGCCGTACCGAACATCGCCACCCACTGCTTCCTGTAGGTCGCCGAAGCCGGAACTTCAGTCCAGCCGCTAGGCAGGCCCATCGTCACCGTGGTAGTGGAAGGGGACTTCGCGGTAGCGGTCCTTGACGACGAACAGCACGTCGCCCAGGCCGACGATGGCGGCGTCCACGTTGGCGATCATGTCGTAGCCGAAGAACCGGAGCCAGTCGTCGGCGCTGCGCGTCTTCCCGGCCTCCACGTCCTGCTCGTCCACCATGTAGATCGCGTAGGCGCTGTAGTCCGGACGGTTCTCCTCCATGAACTGCGCGAGTAGTTCTGAGGCTGTCATTGCGTTGCCTTGTCCACGATCTTCAGGATGCGGCGCCCTTTCGTCGTGAGCCTGTAGGTGTGCTCGACGGCGCCCCGGACGCGAGTCTCGGACTTGAGTTCGATCATCCCCATCTTCCCCTCCAGCACCCGGATGTGGTAGGCGATGGTTCCGAGACTCACGCCGAGTGGTCCGGCCATCTGCACGGGCGATGCCTGCTTGTGCTCACGGATGTACAGCAGTGCCCTCACCCTCACCGGGTGCGACAGTTCCGTGAAGATCTGGATGATGTTGTTGATCGCCTTCTGGGTCTCCACGTCCTGCGGAGTCTCCTCGATCACTGCCATCTTGCTCACCTCTCCAAACGAATGGACAACGATAGCCGGGTGGCGGACCGGCACACGGCGCGTCTTCCCCGGCGCCGCAGACGTAGCAGCGAGGAGCCTTCATGCAGCCCTCGCCTTGGACTCCAGTTCGCGCTTCTGCTCGACACTGGCGGTCCGCCACGTCATCAGATCGAACGCGACATAGAGCTTGCCGTTCACGCGCGCCACCACGCAGACGGACCCCATCATCTCCTTGGCGATTTTCACATCATCGCCTCGGTGTATATCGACGCGCTGGAGTGGACCATCAGCGACTTGGATCGCCAGTGGCGTGCTCCACAGACGGATCTCTCGACCCGTCACGCTCTCGATCCCTGCGAACAGCACGGCTCCCATGGAAGGCTCTCCCGCCTAGTAAGGGGTTGAAGTCGGTTGGACAGCGGCGCGTCCGGCCTCCGTGCATGTCGATGTTCCAACCGCAGTTCCGGCAAAACGGTCCGAGGATCACGTCCTCGTTGATGAAGACGGCGGTCGGGAGGTGCATCGGCGTGAACCAGCGGTCCAGGTGCCACTTGCGCGTGTACACCTTGACAGCGCCGCCGTCCTTCCTGAGCCAGCCGTCGCGCACCATCTGCTCCAGGTACTTGTAGACGGTCTGATCGGAGATCGGACTGACCGCCATGGCCACCTCCCGGCGTGTGAGGCCCCCGTCTATTGGGACCGCCGCCAGGATCGTCATGGCACGCTTCGAGTCCAGCTTGCGCTTAGGCATCGACCCGTTCGAGGTTCTGGAGGAGGACTACTGGACGACTTGAGTTGATGTCTCGCTCGCCTCGGATCGCCGCGTCGCGGACCAAGCTGGCCTGGCGTGCGGCCGTGTTGCCCTCGCTGGCCGGGTAGTCGTGCGTCGTGAACTCGGCCACGATCACCGCTCGCCAGCGGGTCGGCCGGATGTCGGGGCGCTCAGCATCGCTCATTGTCGCAGGATGCTACACGATGCTGAGCGCCCGCGCGAGCTAGACCGAGTGCTCCAGGATCGCTGTGAGCGACAGGCCGACCGGAGAGCCGGTCGGCGCCGAGAGCACCACGCCGAGGCGGTCGTTATTCGAGAGCGCCTGGCTGAACGCCGTCGTGGCCGCTGTCGGCGTCACGGTGATCGGGGAGCCGAGATTCGAGCCGTTGCGCTGCATCTGGGCCACGACACTGGTCCCGGACTGGAGCGCCGCTCGCACGCCTACCAGCCTCACTGCCTGCGGGAACGTCACCGGCACGTAGATCACCGGCAGCGTCGCCGCGCTCACGGCGCCGGGGACTGTGAAGGACTGCCCGATCTGGAACTTCAGCGTCCGCCATGACAGTTCCTCCTCGGTCTCGCCGCGCGTGAGCACGTCGTTGTAGGCGCCACCAACCGGGAGCGGCACCATCGGCAGGAGCGTCACCCGCACGCGGGCGTTAGGAAGGGCGGTGTCGGCGTACATCGGGTACGGCAGGCCGACCAACTCCACATGGCCGTCCGCCTTGACATACACGATGGCTGTGGACTGCCTCCACAGGTTGGTCGTGCCGATCTGCTGGATCGTGGCAACGCCGCCCATGTAGCCCATCCTGAAGATGTCAGCGATGCTGTTGCCGTCCGCATCCTGTCCACTCAGGTAGATTGTGTCCACCGTGTTCCAGGCGCCGTTGATGCACACCTCGCCCGGACCCGGCGCGCTCTTGAGGGCTGACACCGCGTTGAACTCGAACACCAGCGGCTGCCCGGCCTTGCCGGGACCTTGCGGTCCGGTGTCACCCTTTGGGCCTTGGGCGCCGGTGTCACCCTTGTCACCCTTGTCACCCTTGGCGCCGGGGACGCCCTGAAGACCCTGCGCGCCCTGCGGACCCGGATCACCCTGCGGGCCGAGCGCGCCCTGCGGTCCGGGATCGCCCTTCGCGCCCGCTACGCCCGGACTGCCGTCCACACCTTTGGCCCCGGTGTCGCCCTTCGGCCCTTGCGCGCCCGAGGAGCCGGTCGCTCCGGTGTCGCCCTTCAGGCCCTGCGGACCCGGAGGCCCCTCCGGACCCTGTGGACCGGCAGGCCCGGCCGGACCCTCCGGCCCTTGCGGACCTTCTGGTCCCTGGGTGCCGCCCCCGCCGCCGCCACTGGGGTCGATGCAGCGCGTGACGGCGTTGTTGCTCATGCACGGCGGGACCGGGTAGTTCGGGTCCTCGGTGACGTTGTGGACATCCGCGCGCGACATGCTGAGCAGGACGCCGATGGCGTCGTCTGGCAGCCCAGCGTTGCGGAGGACTTTCGTATGCCTGTTCAGCGACTGTGGGGTGACGGCCATACCCCATAATCTACGCCGGAAGCTAGAACTCCGGTTCGATCTTCACGCCGAGGATCAGATCGGTCTCGTCGGCCTTCTGCTTGTACATGACGCCGGTCATCGCTTTGACCATCTGGTCGGCCATCGGCTCACTCAGGTGGCGGTGCACGATGTCCTGGGCGGGCTTGATGATCGTGACGCGGTAGCGCCGCCGACCCGGTATCGCCCGGATCGGCGGTCGCGTGGTCTCGGTCTGCGGCGTGTCGATCTCGACGGTCACCGCTGCACCATGTCCTCGGCCTTGGCGTACAGGTTGATGCCCCAGCCCGAGTAGGTGGAGCCGTCCGTGGTGGTCACGCGCCAGTTGCCGTCGCGCTGTGGACGGTCGGCGCCATGGTCGCTGTTCGAGCGCACCTGCTTCCACTGGCGCCCGACCTTGATGTAGTCGCCAGGTCCGATGTCCGTGACGCTCCGGCTCGGCGCGCTGCGGTTGTGCTCCAGCGTCATGCAGCCGACCGGAGCTTCGGGCGCTTGGTCTGGGTGTTGTCCACCAGGTCCACGATCAGGGTGGCCTCGCCCTTCTCGTCCACCTCCAGGCCGTACTCGTCGTCGGCGACCTTGCACGCCTCCAGGACCGCGATGGCCCACGCGCGCGCCTCGCTGGTCTTCGTGCCGTAGATGTTGCGCTGACCGCCGCCACCGCCGTAGGTGGTGATGACGACCGGGCCGCGCCAGTTCGCCGATAGGTCCCCGCCCACCTGGACACGCAGCGAGCCGTGGACGTGCAGCGACTTGTCGTACAGCAGCTTCTTCATCAGTGACTTCTCCGGTTTGACTCGAATTGACTGGACCAGACCGCCTTGACCCGGAACTTGTCCGGGTCCGAGGCGATCTTCGCGCGCTTCCAGCGCTCCCAGTGGGCTTTGCACGTCTTGCCCTTGCGCGGACCTTCGGTGTGGACGCACGGCTTGCCCGGCCCGGCCCAGCAGACCGGACACTGGAAGCGGAAGCGCTGCTGGTGCGTGCCGACCATTACGGCTGAACTTCAGTTCCTGGATACAGCGCCCGCTCGATCTCCCCGGCGAGATGGATGTCGGTCTCGCGCGGAATGTCGGCCGTGCGGATCTCGTGCAGCTTGCCGCGCAGCACCCACTCGACCAGGTTCTCGATCCGGTCCAGGCGCTCCAGGATCTCCAGGCACATCTCGTGGACGGTGGGGTGGTCGTTCATGTGCGGATCTGGAGCACGGCGCCCATCTTGCGCTCGGTCCCCCACTCGTAGAGCGTCAGGTGCTCGATGCTGATGGCCCGTCCACGCTTCATCTCCAGCGTGTCCATGAACGCCTTGGCCTGCTCGTAGGTCTCGAAGTATTCCTGGACGAGCATGGTCGGCTCGTCACTGTCACCGACCGGCATGGCGAGCTTGCTCGTCATCTCCACGACGTACATCAGCGCCCCCTGGTGCCGAAGACCGAACGGACGCGGGCGACCACCATCGGGCGCATCTTGTCGGTGATCTTGCGCACCTCGCGCCGGGTCTCGGGCGGCAGGTTCGTGGCGGTGTGGCTGCGGGCCTTGCGCCCGTCACCTGTGGCCAGGTAGGCGAGCGAGTAGCGCACGATGTCCTTCTCTCGCCGTGTCATGCCGCCAGCCTCGGCTTGACGCGGGCGACGGTGAGCGCGCGCAGGGTGAGCGCCTTCTGGCCTTCGCCGCCCTTCTCGTGGAAGCTGAACGATTCGCCGGTCTCGCGGTCGAGCACGGTGATCGTCCAACGGGAGTTGCGCGGTTGCGCGTGGTCGTAGATCTGGGTCTCCACGAACCGCTGGTCGTGCCCGCCGATCACGGACGGGTGGGTGTTCACCGCGACGTTGAGGCCGTACGCCTCGTCGTTGGTGTCGGACACGAGCCATTCGTGACGGCCCTTGTCCTTGCTTCGCCAGAGTATCGACGCCATCTCCACCTCCAAGTGGACACTTCGTTTGTGAAGCCTTCCGCCCCTCCACTTCGGCCCGGCCTGTTCCCCGGCCGTGTCTTGAGCAGGAGTCCAGGTGGAGTGGAGGGGCGGTCGGGGGTGCTCCGCGTCCCAGCCGGTATTGGCGTCGGAGCGGAACGAGGGGTGTGCGGACGGGCCGCGACTTCGACCCGCGTCCGCCCGCACGCGCGGAACGCTATCACGCCCAGAGCATGGCCGGAACTGGACGTTCGGGTGGGCGGCGCCACGGCGGGATGGGCCGCCCACCCGATCTCCCCCTCGTGTCTCTCCGTGGCGGCGTCGGGTCACCAGTGGGGAGGCTCGGGGGGCGGGCGTGGCGTCGAAGCTCGCCCGCCCCCGTCGCTCAGAGTTCGTGTCCGCCGCCAGGGCGCCCGGCGAGCCGGGTGGCGAGGCGACCAGATCGTGAACTCGCGCGGACCGTAGCACATCTGACGGGCCTGGCGCGCTGTGGTCTATTTGCGGACTGGCGTCGTGGGCCAACGCGCGCGCGGGGTACTTTTGGACTCCGGGGGGTCCGCGACGACCGGCTGCTAGCGCCGGGCACGGACGGCACACTTCGAGGGCGGCGCCGCGACGCGGGGAGGCTGGTCGCGTGCCGCCCCCGTTGTGCTCTCTCGAAGGCCAGCGCCGTCTGGGGGTCAGGACGCTGGCGAGCCGTCTTCCCTGACGGCCTGAAGCGTTGTAGCACGGGCCGGACCGTCCGTGCGCCACTAACTTCCGGTGTTTGCGATTTCCGGGCAGAAGGTGTCCTCCCGGTGACAATTCGCCCCCCTGGACGCTTACCGTCCCATGTCTGACCATAGCGGTCCAGCGTTCCGCCGTGTGGAAACCCCTGAACTGCGGCTGGGTGGGGGAGCCGGTGGCGCCTACGCCTGGATTACCGTTGGACTTTCGGTCGTCCGGGGAGGCGACGGGACTTGACAAGGTATAAGTGAGGAAGTCCGTCGCGGGAACGGGGGCAGATCAGCCGCGTTGCCATGGCATCTGTTGCCCCAGCCGGGGAGTACCTTGCGCCGCCGTGCACGGTTGCGCTGGCCCTTGTCCCGGCCGGACCGACCCTTCACCTCGCGGTATAGGCGCCCGCGACGGACCTGGTGAGGCTATCAGTTCGTGGTGGTCTCGTGCGCGCTCTCGGCCAGGTTGCAGCCGGGGTGGCCGCAGAGGTATGGATTGGGCGGCAGGCGCTTGCGATGCTCGGGGTCCACGGTGACGAAGCCGTGGTACATCGGGAGCGCCAGCGTCGCCTCGGTCCTCGGGGTGAAGGGATGGTCGGTGATGGTGGACGACTTGTGAGTGTCGGGTGCGGTCACGAGTTCACGACTCCAGTTTGGGGTTTGCGCCGGTCGGCGAGCTTGCCGGTGCCCTGACAGGTCGGGCAGTCCCACCAGCCGTCGTCCGTGCTGTCCGAGGACTCCAGGCTTTCCCGTCCCCCAACATCGTGGACACGGGTACTGCCTCGGCTGCGCGAGTTCGTGGCCTCGCGGGTGGGCGAGCACTTCGGCGATGACCCTGGCGCCCTTCCCGGCCGCGTAGTCGAAGTTGAAGTCCTTGGTCGGTCCGTACACGGGGTCGAACGTGTACGCCACCCAGTCCAGTTCGTCCAGCAGGTTGAACCACCTGCGTGCCGCCTGGGACTCCAAACGTGCGGACTCTAGTTCAGGGATCGGCTCGTATCTCGGCATCAACGGTAGTCGTCCAGGTTGTAGATCTCCGCGAGCGGTCCATCCTCCTCCGGCCAGTCCGGGGGTACGAGGAAGACGTGCCAGAGCACCACCAGCACGCACACCGCCGCGAGCACATACGCCATCCCTGGACCCTACCACCGCGCCGGGACTCCACCCCGGCTGGGTAGGGGAGGGGGTCTTATTGACCGCTGAGATTCCTCCAGCGGTATCCAGCCTGGGGATTTGCAGGGGCTTTCCGTGCTGACCGGACCCAATTCGAGGGGTCCGCCGTACCCGTCCTGCACAGTAGGCGTGGACTGCCCCCGGTCCAGTCGGTTTCGGGTTGAATCTGCCCCGTCCAAACGTGCAAAGCTGAACTTGAGTTGCACATTGGACGAGCGCGAGTTCGGTCCATTTGCAGGGGTTTTTTTCAGGGCTGGCGAGAGAGCGGAAGCCATGTGGGGGGCGGGCGCCGGAGCGGAAAGCTCCGGCGCAACCGGGGGGTTGTCCGTTTAGGACTCGACCGGGAGTCCAGCCGCTAGGCGCGCCTGCCGCCGTTCGGCCGGAGTGACCGCCGCCGCGCGCTTGCGCCGCATGTCGGACGCCTTTCGGAGTCGGTCGTGCGTGCGCGCGGGTAGCGGGTCGATGACGGTCCGCACGCGGAAGGCGGGCGAGACTCGCGCGCGGCTCCAGGCGGCTCCGGCGCTTGCGCGCTTGCCGATGGTGCGCGGCTTGACGGTCCGCACGCTCACGGCCGCATCTCGCGCGTTTGCCCGCGCGGTGCGGGAGGCGATGTCCTCCGCGCGCTCGTGCACGTACTCGCCCGGCGCGCTCCAGTCGATGCCTTCCATGAGCAGCGCGTCCAGCCATGCGTCCCATCCGCCGCACGCGCGGAGCGTCTTAGCCGCGCGGCTGAGGTGCGCGCGATAGGTGTCAAACGTCAACTCCAGTTCTTCCGCAACCTCGCGCGATTCGATACCGGCGGCGCCGCGCGCGGCGCCGTAGGCAAGCGACCACATCGGCGCGGGCGCGTCCATCGTTGCGCCGATGATGCCCGCGTTCTGGAGCATCTCCACCGCGCGGATGCGCGCGCCCCACGGGGTGAGGTTGTTTGCGTCGCCGTTATCGCCGGTAGTGCTCCCGTGCACGGCCATGCCGCCGCGCTCGTTAGCGTCCGCCGCATCGCGCGCAATCTGCGCCTCACGCGCGCGGCGCCAGTCGCCCGCACGCTTGACGAGAAAGTCCATGCCGATCAGGCGCGCGGGGTACAGGTTCCCGTGCGCCGGAGTGCGGACGGTTTCGGCGTCCAGCGTGGCGCGCCCCATAACCAGGGTGACGAGGTGAGCCGCGCACTCCGCGCGATCCTCCGCGCTCCACTGCTCGCCCTGTAGGCCGAGCTTTGCGGCGGCACGGGTGGACTTCAAGATGTCGTCAGCAGTGACGAGATTCATGCGGCGCCGATCAGCGGCGGTGTAGAGCTTGAGTGACATTGGGGGGTCTCCAGTGTGTCGGTGGGTTCGGCGCGCGGGTGCGCGCTCACGACGATTATCGGAGATCCTAGCGTCCAACTGTAGTCGGACGTTTGTCCAGGGTGCTCCAGGGCCATGGCGCTGGACGCGCCGTGAGCTAGTCAGTCCGGTCAGTCGGTCGCCGGTATCGGCGGGTAGGGTCCGGGTTTCTCACGGAGCGTCCAGCGTGCTGCACTGGAGACACGGAGCGGACCGTCCAATGTGTGACACATCGGACCGTCCAGCGTTCCTGCACTGGAGACACGGAGCGGACCGTCCAGGGTGTGACGCCTAGTCGGACCGTCCAGCGTTCCAGCTTCCTGCACTGGAGACACGGAGCGGACCGTCCAGGGTGTGACGTCACATCGGGGGGTCTCCGCTCCGTGTCTCCCGTGAGACCGGGAGACCGACTCTCACGCTGGACTCACGTCCGGCGCGCCGTGTCACACATCGGCGCGCCGACTCCGTGTCTCCAGTGCAGGATGCGGCGCAGCCGCGCCGATGTCACACATCGGCGCGGCTGCTCCGTGTCTCCAATGCAAGTGCAAGTGCACGCGCTCGAACGGGCGCCTGTGCTCGTGTGAATCCTACGCGCACCCTGGAGGTACGCAATCATGGCACTCGCCACCAATGGCGCGGCAAAGAGCCGCGCTCGTTACGTGCTGGACGACTCCCGCACGCTCACGCTCAACGCCGACATCGGTGAGCGCGTGGGCGTGGGTGTCCGCGCGGGCGATCCGGACGACACCTACCTGATCCATCAGGTGGGCGTGAACCAGATCGCGGTCCCGGAGTACGCGGTCGGCTCGGCCATCGCGGGCGGCAAGGTGTTCACGGCCGCCGACATCGCCGGAGCGTTCGCCGCTACCGGCAAGCTGGACGCGCTCGCCAAGGCGGTCAAGGCCGCGCAGGAGAGCATCGCCAAGCAGGCGGGTGGGGCTTAGGCCCCCCCGCCTTCGGGCGTTCTTTGGTGCTCGCTCACGTCTGTGGGCGAACACGAACGAACGAACGTACCTGTACCTACGAACAGACTGGAGTTACGCATGGACCCCGTGCAAGCAGTCGAGAACGAGTTGCGCGAGCGCGACCCCGTGCACGCGCTAGAGATCGTGTGCTGTCCAGAGTGCTGGGATGACATGCCCGTCGCCCGCCTGGACGACCGCGTGCTGCACATCACGCAGGGCAAGTGCAGCGAGTGCGTCGCCTACCCCCGGCGCCACGCGCAGCAGGTGGAGCGCGAGCGCCGCGTGGCGGCTTTCGGGGAGGGGCGATGCTGAGCATGGCCCGCCTCACGCTCGCGCTGGACTTCCTCGCGCTGCGTTCGCGCAGCGTGCCTGCGAAGCTCGCGGCCAACATGGTCGCCGACTTCCACGGGTGCACGGAGACCACGGTCCTGTGCGCCTACGAGTTGTACAACCTGTCCGCCATCGACCTGGAGGTGCTGTGATGCACTCCTCGCGCTACCGCGCCTACGCCGAGTGCGCTGACGAACAGGGCGCCGAGATCCTTGGAATCTTCGAGCGCGACGAACTCGGCACCACGCACGCCGTGGGCCTGCTCCTACGAACGGACTCCGGTCCGTACGTAGTGTGCGACGCCACGCTGGCGCCGGGCGCGTACCACGCCGAGATCCATACCGGCAACTCGTACCCGACGTTCCACGCTGCGAAGGTCGCGTTCGCGCGTCACCTCGCCAACTCGTTCGCGCCGTCGCCCGTGTGGGTGGCGGCATGAACGAGGGGACCGTCGTTCTGGACCACGTTTCGCGCGGTGTCGCGCGTGGCCTGCTGTACGAACTGGAGGACCACGGTGTCCTCGCGGTGATGGAGCGATGCGCGAAGTGCGGACAGTGGTCCGTGCTCGTGTTCGCCGACTCACTGGACGCTATCGCCCACATCGGGCGCAACTAGCGTCACAAGCGTCACGCCGTCCAGGCGCGCGCCGCAGCTTCGAGAGGGGTCCCGATGCCTGTGCGAGCGCGAGCCGGACGGCGTGACTGAAGACTTTGCCTCCCGCCTGTCCGTGCCTACGAACGGACGCCAGTTTCCCTGTAAGAACCCGCTGTCTCGGGCGTCCGCGCCGTCTGCGCGAGCGTCCATGCTTCCGTATTTCTGATACCCTGGACCCTAGTTTGGAGGTTCGCATGTCCCCGCTCGCCCTCGCCCGTTTGCGCACCGCGCGCGCTGCCCTGTATCGCTGGGTTGCGAACGCTCGCGCGTACGACCGCAAGGTCGGATACGTCGATCCTGCGCGCTGGCCGCAGGACTACTACTCGGCGCTCCACCTCGTGAGGATCGGCCGATGATCGAAGTCTCCCACACGCTCGCGTCCATCGCAGCGCTCGCGCTGTTCATCGCGTACGGCGCCATCATCTTCCTGGTGCTTCAGGTGCGCAACCTGAAGCGCGAGAACTCCGAACTGGAGTCCGAAATCCAGCGTGCAGCGCAGGACTATGCGCTGCTGCGTGACATGTACCCCTATCCCCCCACCCGCGAGGAGGTGAACGATGGACATTCGTGACTGGCGTGACGCCATCATGCGTGAGAAGAACGGCGGACGCCGTGTGCGCAAGCCGCGCTCGAACAGCGAAGCTGTGGACTTCTGGGCCGCGCACGCGCTCGTGCCCGAGTGCGTGGCGAACAGCGGCGACACGAACAGCATCATCATCACGCGCGACGTGGTGTACTCGTTCGGCCATCACTTCCCAATGGGTCGCATCTGCCGCAACGTGCGCGGCGAGTGCGTGGAGATCGTGGTCAACAAGGACTACTACCCCGTACGCGGATGGGCGGACACGCCCGGCGACCACTGGAACGTGAAGATCGCCGCGCAGCAAGTCGAGTCCATCTCGCGTGGACGCATCAAGGTGCGCGAGGCGTGGCTGTCCTCGTACAACCTGCCGAACGGCGTTCCGATCATCCCGCGCGCGGATGACCCCGAACCCGAGGTCTTCGAGCCGTCCGTGCCCAAGCGCTTCCATGCGTACGAACCCGGACCCGAGCCGGTGGACACCGAGCGCCACCTGTGCGTCGCGGGCACCGTGGAGCACTACTCGTACGCCGAGGACGAGATGGTCTCCACGTCCGAGGAGTTCGCAGGCGTGGACACGTACATGGTCGGCGAACGACTGTGGAATCGTGGCAAGCCCGGCGAGTTCACGTACTGGCGCCGGTATACGCCCGAACGCAAGTCGCTCTATAGGCGAACGATGGTGAACGGCGTGATCGTGTGGGGGTCCGAGAACTACGCCCAGTACGACGACACCTATCGCTCGTTCGACCGAACGTCGCGCGTCGAGTACAAGCAGTGCCTGCACTGCCAGCGCTTCCGCAACCGGCACGACCGCTGGGATGCGTACATGAACGGCAAGTGGTTCGCCGGGCAGCGCTGGCCGTCGTGGTCCTCGCGCGAAGCCGCGCTCCATGCGTACGGCGGCTGGGAAGGGTGGCTGGAAGCCTGGCGCGCCGACCGCGCGAAGGTCGTCCAGTCTCGTGAGGCGCACGCTGCGTGGGTCGAACGAAACTACATCCCCCTTTCCGCCGTGTCACGCGACGCGCACGGCGTGCCGAGGTTGGTGGACGGCACGCACGCCATGCGAAAGGATGGCGAGAACTACCTGAAGGGCAAGCGTGAGCGTGCCCGTGAGCAGCGCAGGCTGGAGCGCGCCGAGCGTGCGCACATGCGCGAGCGCCGAGCCGTCGAGAAGTTCAAGGCTCGTGTCCGTGCTCGCCGTGAGGCGCAGCACGCGCGAACCTTCGAGGGGACAGCGCAGCGCATCATGCTCGAACTGAGCGCCATGCGCAGCGCAATCCCCGAACTAGAGTCCAACGATACCCCTGGAGGGTGATACGAAGTGGCAATCGCCGATCCCGTAGTCAAGCGTGGCACCGTCACGGACGCGCTCGTGGTCAAGCACCGCGAGATCTTCGCGCCGGACGGCTGGCTCGCGCAGTACAACATCGAGCGCCGAGACATGATCGAACTTCTCGGCAACTCGCTCGTGTCCGGCGTCGATCCGCTGTTCCTCGGCGATCCGGGCGTGGGCAAGACGTGGGCCATCGAACTGATGCTCCGCTGCATCTCGGGCGCGAGCAAGTCCGACCTGTTCAACTACATGGTCTTCAAGGAGTCCAGCGCGGATGACGTGCTGGGTCCGCGCTCGCTCCCGGCCATGAAGGAGGGGCGCATCGAACGCCTCACGGACGGCTTTCTCCCGACTGCCGTTCTCGGCTACCTGGACGAGATCTTCAAGTGCTCGCCCACCATGGCGAACGCGCTGCTGGACGTGATGGCGCAGCGCAAGCTGAAGGTCGGCGGCGCGACGCTGGACCTGTCGCAACTCCTCTGCATCTTCGGTAGCTCGAACGAGCTTCCCGACCGCGAGGATCTTCAACCGTTCCGTGACCGCTGGGGCATCTCGCTCGTGGTGCAGCCGGTGCGCTCGCCCGAAGGTCGCAAGGATGTCATGCGCATCCAGGACGAGTACCAGGCGTCGGCGTCCACGGTGGACATGTCGAACGCTCCGAACATCTCGCTGGACGAGATCCGTCAGGCGCGCATGGAGGCGATGTCGGTCATCATCCCCGATGCCGTCATCGAGTCCATGCAGATCGCGCAGGAGCGCTGGGCGAGCGCCGGTCACCCGCCGAGCCAGCGTCGCATCGGTCAGATGCTGCGCGCCATGAAGGCGCGTGCGTGGACGCGAGGCGAAGGGTCGGTGTCCACCGACGACATGATCGTCTGCCAGCACATGGCGTGGAACCACCCGGACCACCGCGAGTCGGCGCACAAGATCGTCATGGAGTTCGCCAACGTGTTCGCCCGCAAGGCGTCGCGGATGCGCGAAGCTCTCGATCCGGTGCTCAACGAACTGGATGCCGTCAAGGGCGACATCCAGGCGAACGGCGGCGAGCCGACCGACGAGCAGATGGAGCGCGGCTTCAAGGTCATGCGCGACCTCCGGCGCCTCAAGCGCGACGCGAACGACCAGATCCGCGAAGGCGGCTCGCAGGGTCACGACACCGCCGACCTGGAGGCGGTGCTGTCCGAGATCACCCAGGCGCACAACTGGGTCGAGAAGACCATCGCAGGCGAGGAGGAGTGAACACTTCCCTCCAGGGACACCGCTCACGCATCCTGTGCGTGAGCGGTGGTCGGCGTCCGTGTGACGGACATGGATGGACATGCGGGCGCCGACCACCGCTTACGAACGAACTGTAATCACGAACAAGGAAGGAGTACCGTGGGTTACGACGACATCATCCGCCGCCTGTTCAACCGGCGTGGTGACACCCCGCCCGTGCAGATGCCGCGCCAGTCCGTGGAGCACGATTCCGTGGACAAGATGGTCTTCGGCAACTACACCGACGACTCCCCGCGCTTCAGGCGCATGGCCGTCGAGGACGCGCCGCACATCGCGCCCGACGTGCCCGAACCGGACGCGCCGGACTTCACCACGGCCAGTCCGGACGAGATCAAGTCCTACCAGGAGCAGGCGCGTGCTGCGAAGGCGGCGCGCGAGAACGCTCCCGCGTACGATGCGTGGGAGGAGTTGACACGAGATGTGTTCTACTCCTACCACCACGCACGCGAGCCGCAGATCCTCTCGCCCGACGAGGTGGACCCCGGCGTCGCGCATCACGCGAAGATCCTCTCGAAGATGACGGCCGAGGACGATCACGCGCAGTCGCGCAACATCACCCGCGACAGTCCGAGCACGGCCGCTGTCGCCACCATGGCCGCCATCGGCGCGCTGAAGTCCATTCTCGGTGACGAGCTAGTCGAACAGGCTCGCATGGCCGAGGAGTTCGAGCAGGCGCGCGACACGGCGGACGGCGCGATCAACGAACTGGAGTCGCTGCGTCAGGAGGCGCGCGAACTGAACGCCAACGGACAGCCGATCCCGCAGGAGCTTGTGGACGCCATTCGCCAGGGCGTCCTGGACAAGCGCGGCGCCATCGCGCAGGCGCAGGCGGTCGCTGCGAACATCCCCAAGCCGTTCTCGAAGGCCGCTCACGATGCGGTCGTGAGCGCGGTCAAGGAGGCGAAGGCTGCGGCCGAGAGCGCGGGCAACATGCCGAGCTTCGGTGCCGGTCTGGACAAGGGCGAGCCGCGTTACGAGTCGCCCGAGCAGGCGCTGACCATCGCCGACATGTGGATGAACAATCCCACGCTGAAGGCGGTGGCCGAACTGTACGGCCGACTCGATCAGCACATGCGCTTCGAGCGTGCCAAGCGCGTCGTCGGCGGTCAGGACGAGATCGTGGATCTCAAGTTGGGAGATGAGCTACGGCGCATCCTCCCGGCCGAACTGGGCGTGCTCGCGGACCCGGACACCGAGGACGACTTCTACATGCGCTACCTGTCCGGCGAACTCATGGTGTACGACACCGTGGGCGAGGAGCACGCCGGGCGCGGTCCCATCGTGCTGGTCGGCGACGAGTCGGGTTCGATGGGCGGACAGCGCAACGTGTGGTGCAAGGCCATCGCGTGCTGCCTGCTGAACATCTGCCGACGCGAGGACCGCGACTTCGCGTACGTCGGGTTCGGGTCCAGTGGCGAAGTCCACCACTTCCTGTTCCCGGCCAAGCGCGAACTGAACGCGCAGGACATCGTGGACATGGCGAGCCACTTCTTCGGTGGCGGCACGGTGCCCCTCCAGGGCGTCGCGCTTGCGAAGAAGATCATGGAGACCGCCAACGAGTTCCGCAAGGCGGACATCGTGCTCGTGGGCGACGGCCAGGCGAGCTTCGGTCCCGAGGACAAGATGCTGCGCGACGGACTCGATGCGAAGGGCGTCAGGTTCCACGGCGTCGGCATCGGCGGGTCGTTCCAGTACCTGCGCGACTACTGCGGGGAGAACGTCGTGGACGTGCACGACTTCAACCTCGAAGATCCGAGCGAGGCGACCGCCCAACTCGCCACGCACATCACCTGAGCAGGACCGGGGTGGACAGTCATCTGTCCACCCCGTGTAGTACACTGTCCCATAACTACAGTCCCATGTACGAATCGAAAGGAGTGTGGACGCGGCCATGCCGACCATGCCCAAGAGCATCGAAGGGGTCGTCGCCATCAGCGACGACAAGAAGATCAAGCCTCTCGGCTACCTGACCTGGTTCAGCGTGCCGGACGAGTCGGTCGGACTGCGAGCGCTCAAGCTCGCGCTCGCCAAGGCGGGCCTTCCGCCGACGCTCGCCCCGAAGGACACGAAGGCCATCAACACCTTCAAGCGCGCGATGCGCGAGCAGGAGGGTCGCAAGCGCGTCGGCGATGTCATCCACGAGACCGACGTGGTGCAGATCTCCGAGAGCGCCGACGACTGCGTGTACCAGATCTCCACCGTCGTGCGAGACCTGGACGAGCGGGTCGTGGACTACCCGAAGGCGATGCGCGTCATCTTTATGAAGAACGATGACACGGACCCGATCAAGTACAACGCGCTCGGCGGGGTCTCGCGTCCCGAGGTGCTGGGCATGATGGAGTCCATCCAGGACTTCTACGACAAGAACACCTCGAAGATCACGGGCGCCCGCGTGCGAGGGGTCGTGCGCAACTACATCCGCAGCGAGGCCGACGAGACCCGCAAGGTCGAGGGCCTGTCCGGCGAGAACCTGCGCGGCAAGGCCGGAGGGATCTACTTCATCCCCGAACGGCACGCCGAGCAGGTGGAGGCGCTGTCGGAGATGCTGCACGATCTCTACAAGGGCCGTGCCTACCTGCACGCCGTCCCGCTCGCCGACAGCGCGAGCGAACGGGAGTTGGTCCGTAGGCACCACATGGCCAACGCCCGTGAGGAGATCAAGGAGGCGATGCAGGAGGTGCGCAAGCTCCGGACCGAGCAGCGCGAGCGCGCCGTCCGAAGCGATGTCATCGCCAACCACTGGAGCCGGTTCCGTGCGCTCCAGCGCCGTGCCGGTGAGTACGCCTCCATCCTCGGCGACGAGCAGGAGGAGATCAACGACATGGCGCGGATGCTCCAGGAGCAGTTGAAGAAGCTGACATGAGCATCCCGCCCGAAGGAACGAAGATCGGGCGCGTCATCGTGTCCGATGTGAAGGAGGACGGCCGCTACTCGCGGCCGTTCTTCTTCCGTGTCACCACCTTGGATCTCGACGGCGACCCACGCCTGGTCGAGTTCAGGCGTCACTACGACGTGGCGCAGGCGCACGCTGCCCGTGCGCTCACCATCACTCAACTCAAGTCCCTACGTAGGGACGCGAAGAAACGAAAGCGAGCGAAGCCGTGAAGTCCAAGACGAAGAAGGCGAAGAAGGTGTACGTGCTGTACGGCGTCGCCGAGCGCGGCGATCTCGTCTGCATGTTCTTCGCCACCAAGAAGGACCGGCGCGAGTTCACGGGCGACTGGCTTCCCGGTCGCTACAACAAGATGACGCTCGTCGGCATCGACTACGACAAGTTCGAGGTGAAGTGATGGCCCACTACCACGAGGTGTACTTCAACGACTTCACCAGCGACGGTCCGCGCGTCGGTGCTACCCGTCGAACGAAGGCAGAGATCGTCCGTGAACGTCGTGCGGGCGGCTTCCAGTGGCCCGGCGCGGCCATCGCCCGCTGTGACCGCCCGGACGACAAGTGCCCGTGGACGGTTGACGGTGTGCCCGGCGAAACCAAGACCGAACTGGAGTCCTGACATGGAGATCGCTCGCGTGTTCGTCATCTTCAACCTGAACGACGAGTCCGCCCAGGCCATCGTGGTGTTCCTGGCGCTCGCCGTGATCGCAGTCCCCATCTGCCTCGCACTCGACTGGATGCGGAGAGACCGATGAAGCACCTGATCGTGCTGTACATCAGCGACGAGGACTACACGTCCGAGCACCCGGAGGGCGCGAAGCTCACGCCGGACGAGTTGACCCGACAGGGCGCCTTCGCCAACGCCGACATGGGCGGTCTGTACGGCTACGAGGCGTGGGCGGTAGTCCACGACGCAAGTCAGGGGCTACTGAACGCCATCGGCGCCGAGATCGACAAGACGGTGCCGCAGGACCGCATCGACGCGCTCACGGAGAGGCCGGACACGCCATGAAGGTCATGCGCGTGTCCACCTACCCGCCCGACTCGCTCGAACCCATCACCATCGTGATGCGCCAGTGCGACGCGGCGATGCCGTTGGAGGAGATCGCGCTGGACGAGTTCGGCTTCTCGTTCATGGACATCTTCGAGATGGACGGCGAGCCGGGCATCCCCGAGGCCACGTTCGAGGCCGCGCGCCGTGCCGAAGGCAACTTCGATGACGAGCGCAACATGGCCATCATGTACTACTGGCTGTGGGGTCAGTTCAGAATCCTCAAGCCGGGCGCCATCGTGCTGTCCGACAGGCCCGCGCCGCTGAGCGTGGAGCAGATCCACTACGTGCACCGTCAACTCCGGCGCCTGCCGGACTACGACGGCTACACGTTCACCACATTCGCCCAAGACGGAACTCCCGTCACAACTACGAAGGAGCACCAGACTCCATGAGCGGCACCACCCGCAAGATCAACGTCAACCGCGTCGAAGTCGAGAAGACGGGCACGCGCGGCGGTCGTGGCTGGACGCTCTACCGTGTCTACGCCACCGAGTTGGACGGCACGCCGATCACGGACGTGCTCAAGACGTTCGATGCCGTCAACGGCGTGGTCGAGGTGACCTTCGACCCGTACGTCAAGGACGGCAAGGTCGAGAACTACACCATCAAGATCGTCCGCGACAAGGCGCGCCGTCAGGACACTCCGAGCGGCGGCGAGCGCAGCGACAACCAGCGCATCACGGAACTGGAGTCGCGCGTTACCGACCTGGAGCGCAAGCTGAACGCGCTCATCCGATCAATCGACACACCCCTGGAGGTGAACCAGTGAGCAAGCTCGAAGTCTACGTCACCTGTAACGACGAGCAGCGCCTGTACATCGTGGACCACGGCGACCACCTGACCACCCTCGGCTACGACGTGTGCGCCGAGCGCACCGAGCGCATCCTGGCCGAGCTTGTCGGCCGCCTGAAGGTGGACGAGAAGTGGCTGGACGAGATGCCCGACGTTGATCGCGGCACGCCCGACGCCTGGAACGTCTACATGACGGTGCTCGAAATGCTCAAGCTCGCGTGCGAGGACGCCGACGAGCAGGCCGTCTACTCCCAGTCGCCCCAACTGATGGGCCTGGAGGGCTGGCGCGTCGAAGTCCAGGACACGCCCGAGTCGGCAACGCGCCGGTTCATCGTCGGCAAGTCCACGGGCTGGGCGCCGTGCCACCTGGAGATCCTGCGCAGCAACGCTGACGGCGGACTCCCGGCGCGCCATGACTACTACATGGTCACGCCGATCCAGCGGGTGCGATGATGGAGCACGTCGCCATGCACATTCAGGCTCGCCTGGAGGTGTTCTTCCACCGCCCCCCGCACTACCCGTACGAAGCGCACATCACGATGGACGACGGCTACCAGCGTCGTGGCTACGGCGACACGCCGCGCGAGGCGATCATCGACGCGCTCGCCGAATTGCCGGAGTCGGAGAAGCCGTCATGAGGTTCCGCTGTCCCGACTCCCCGCACATGCCGCCCCCGCTCCACGGTCCGTTGTACGTGGTCGGGTGCGGTCATGTGTTCACCGCTGTCGCAGACGACGAGGGCCTGATCGACTGCCCCAACTGCGGCATGTGGTTCCCCGCAACCGACCCGGAGGCCGAGATGGAGACTCCAGTTCGCCCGAAGCTGCACTGGCTGGACGCCGACACCGCCAAGGTGTTCGTCGGCGAGCACCACATCGCTGATCTGTTCTGGAACGGCATGGAGTGGTTCTTCATGCCGCTCCTCCAGGCGTCCAGCGACCCGATGCCCGTCGAGTTCTGGTCGCATATCAGGGTGGACATGGAGCGCTGGGCTGAACTGCGCGAGAAGCAGAACGCCCTGAACGCCAAGGCTCACGAGCGGCCCGAGGCCGAGCGTGCCGCCCTCTCCGCTGAACTGGAGTTGCAGCGTAACGAATTCCGCGACGACACAAAGGACTTCGCCGCCATCGCCGCCATCGGCAAGGGTCGCATCTGGTGGCGGACCGCCTGGTCCGAATGGCTCAAGGGCTGCAACGGTATGCCCGATACATTCGGTGGTCCAGTGCTACACGACTGGACCGAATCCTGCCCTGTACACGAGGTGTAGCCCGGTGCTACACTGTCAACGTTTGGAGGTGACGTGAACCCGCTTTGGACCGATAACCCCGACGAGCCGCGCGACGAGGGCACGACGCCCGCCTGGCTCGCCTACGAGCGCTTCAAGGATCAGACGCGCGCGATCCGCGACGCGATCCGCAAGCCGCAGGCGCCGCAAGCGCCGATCCAGCCGGTCTCGACGGCCGACCGCTCCGGCAACGAGCTTCGCCCCGTCACGTTCGATCAGATCGTCGGACAGGAGAAGGCCAAGGCGCTGCTCAAGCGCATGACTGAAGTCGCGGTTTCCCGTGGCCGTCGCATGGACCACATCCTGCTCGTCGGTCGGTCCGGCACCGGCAAGACGACGTTCGCGCACGTCATCGCTCACGAGCTTGGGCGCCGGGTGTTCCAACTTGAGGCGCCGATCAGCGCCGACACCCTGCTGGAACTCTCGCGCGTAATGCAGGACGGCGACATCCTATTCATTGACGAGGTGCACCAGCAGGCGATCATGGATCGTCGTGGGCGCAACTCGTCCACGCAGCCGGAGGTGCTGTTCTCGGTGATGGAGGACTTCACACTGCCGACCGGCACGGGCGTCCTCCAGTTCCCGCACGTCACCATCATGGGCGCCACCACCGACGAGGGTGCGCTGCCCGATGCGTTCATCAACCGCTTCCCGATCCGTCCGCTGCTCGCACCCTACAGCGAGGACGACATGACGATCATCGCGCGCCGCAACGCCGACCAGCTTGGCCTGGCGATGGGCGAGCCGGTCGCCCGTGTGTTCGCTCGCGCTTCCCGAGGTGTGCCGCGCGAGATCAACAACTACCTCAAGAACGCCGCCATGCTCACGGACTCGCACGTTACCCGTGAACTTGCGTTGGAAGTTCTGCACGATCTCGTCGGCGTCACGCCGGACGGCCTGACCGCAGACATGCAGGGGATGCTTGTCTTCCTGCTCAACCACGCTCGCCGCGAGACAGCGCAGGGCGTCGTCACCTACCAGGCTTCGGTGTCCACGATTGCGACCGCCATCGGCAAGTCGCGTGACGCCAAGGCCATCCAGCTTCGCGTCGAGCCGTACTTGATCGAGCGCGGCTACCTGCAAGTCGGCCACGGTGGGCGGTTCCTCACCAATGCCGGAGTCTTGCGAGCGATGGAGTTGTCAGCATGAGCGACGCCGACCGCTTGGAGCGACTTCAGTTGCTGCTCACCGCCGCCCAGCGCACAGGCGGCATCTGGCTGCGCACGATGGAGGAACTGGTACCCGAGGACGAGGACTTCCGAGACCTGTCGGCGTTCACGGACTTCTCGCGCGCGTGCCTGGCCATCCAGACGCACATCATCCGCCGCATCGGCGACTTCTACACCGACACGGGCGAGCCAGTGCCCGATGTCATCATCAACGCTCTCGTAGAGCTTCAGGAGATCGAGGAGAACCTATGACTACAGTCGTAAGCAAGCGCGCCATCGACCTTCAGCCCGGCGACTTGTGCGTCGGCCCGTCCATCGACTTCACCGAGCGCGGCACGGTCAAGTCCACGACGGTCGTGGATCGTGGCGTGCAGATCAACTGGGAGGGCGGGATGTACACGATCCGCCCCGAGGACTACCTGATCGACGTGATGGAGTCCTGATGGCGACGCTGCCTGTAGAGGAACTGAACCGCCTGGCCGAAGCTGCGCGCGTCGGCCGCTTCATCACCGAGGACGACGAGGTGGGCCGCTGGCGCATCATGCACTTCGACATCACCGAGGAGCACTACCGGCGCTCGAAGGCCGTCGCCATCGCTCAGGGTGGCGTCAACACGGAGGAGCGCCTGCGCCGGACGATCCCGCCCGGCCACTACGTGACGCTGCTTCGCAAGGTCACCAAGGGCGAGCAGGAGGACATCGAGGACGGGTCTGTGGTGGACGCCGACTCGCCGCACCCCGGCTACATCCCGATCATGTCGGACACTCCGGCCGAGATCTACGAGCACGGCCATGCGTTCGTCAACGCCCACGGCCGGGTGCTTATCACTGGACTGGGGTTGGGATGTCTCGTGGCGGCGCTGCTGTCCAAGCCCGGCGTCGAGCACATCACCGTGGTCGAGATCGACAAGGACGTGCTCGCGCTCACCGGCAAGTTCTACGCCAACGAGCCGCGCGTGACGCTCGTCAACGATGACGCGATCCGGTTCGCCGCGAACTACACGGGTCCGGACTTCGACTACGCCTGGCATGACATCTGGTCGCACATCGCCGACCGCAACCTGGACGACGACAGCGTGGCCGAGCACGGCATCTCGTACCAGACGATGTTCGACATGTACGACCCGTTCTGCGACTACCAGGGCGCCTGGGCGTACCCGGAGGCGCTGAAGATGCGCGCGGCGAAGGAGTACGAGCGTCACCAGCACCACGAGTGGGCGCGTCAGTTCATCGCCGAGACCGACATGACGGTCCGCGAGAGCATGTTGGTGGACTACCACATCCGCCGTATGCTGCGACTGGACCCGTTCGCCGAGCTTCCCGACGAGGTGCGCCAGTTCGCCGAGGAGCAGTTCCATGTCCGGGACGCCGTGCGTGAGCAGTTGGCCGCGCGCCCGGAGATGGCCGAAGATCTCCAGCGCATCATGGACGAGGATCTGGACGACGACGAGCCGATGCACCGCCCCAACGAGGACCCGGAGGCCAACGTCGCATGAGCGGATTCAAGTTCAGAGATCTCCTGCCGCCCGGTGAGGCGGGCAAGATGGCGTTCAAGCGTGCACTGGAGCTTCGCCGCGAGCAGTGGGATGGTGACCGCTGGGAGTATTACTACAAGGGCGGCGCCGACCTGATCCTGCGGCACGGCGCGTTCTGGACGGGCGCGCCGGTCCCGCCCGAGTACGAACACCTCAAGGGTCCGATGCAGCAGTGCTTCAACAACGCCTGGCAGGCCGCGAAGGCGGACCCGGAGCTTCGCTACGTCGAGGGCTACTACACGCTGGGCAACGGCGCCTACGTCAACCACGCCTGGTGCATCACGCCAGACGGCCAGATCCTGGACTTCACAGCGGACGCTTCCTGGGTCGGCGGCACCGACATGCACGGGCTGCCGGTGCTCCCGCAGGAGTCCTGGACCTACTGGGGCGTCGTGATCCACACGGATCTCGTCACGCACCACCTGGAGGAGTGCGAATACTGGCCGCCGATGATGGACCGGCCCGCCGAGGAGCGCGCGCTACACGGCGCCACGGACTCGTTCGGCGAGCCGTACGACTTCTCGGTCAACCACGACTTCCCGCTTCTCAAGGTCCGCTACGACCCGGACCGTCGCACCTACTAACCGCTAACGAGAGTTGAACGATATGGACGAGAGCAGAATCCACCCGCAGATCCAGGGCGAGGTGGCGGACATCCTGATGATGAAGTCCCCCGATCACTGGCCGCTCGATGACGCGCTGCCGCTCATGAACCGCACTCGTGGCAGCCACCACGAGCCTGGCGTCATGCTCGCCAGTCCCGACCGGCGCTGGACCATCTGGAAGACGCTGATGTTCGACCGGCGCCTCAACACCTTCCTGGCGACCGGCGAGGACGGCGGCATGGATCACGAGGACTACGACAGCGCCGAGGCCGTATTCGCGGCCGGATGGCGCGTGGACTAAGGAGGGTCAAGATGGGTAGGAAGTGGTGAGCAGGAACGACGCGAACATCGGACTCCCGTTCGATGACTGGGGTTGTGGTTCCGCCCACGCCGAGGCGCTAGCCGCCAACACCGAGCCGTGCGCACACTGCGACGGCACGGGCGTGCTGGGCCAGACCGCGCTCAAGGTTGCCTGTCCCGTATGCGGGGCGACGGGCAACGTCACCAAGTAGTAGCCGTACCGTCGTATATAAGAACTGGACGTGACGCCGATCCGGGTCTACACTGGACCTGGATCGGTGGCGCACAGCCATCACTAGAACGCGGAACACCACCGCAAGGAGGAAGTAGACATGGCGCTCACCGAGCGACAGCAGCAGATCCAGAACCTTCTGGAGCAGGGGAAGAACGCGACGCAGATCGCGGAGGCGCTGGGCATCACCACCAACGGCGTGTACCAGCAGCTTCGCCGGATGCGGGCCACGACGGGCGGACGGTCCGGCAAGACGCCCTCGAACACCGGACGCAAGTCCGGCGCCAAGTCCACCGCCAACGCCAAGCCCGCCGCGAGCAAGGCGCAGCCGCAGGCACAGCCCAAGCCGCAGCCGCAGGCGACCAGCACCGTCCGCGACATGACGCCGCTCCAGGCGATCCGCGCTCGACGCGAGTCCGTCACGGCGGGTCTGCGCGAGGCCGAGGGCGCCGTCAGCGACGCCGAGAAGGCGCTGGCGAAGGCCATCGAGCAGCGCGACAAGATCTCGGAGAAGGTCACGCCCGAGCTTCGCCTGCTGGACGCCGCCGAGGCGGCGCTGAAGGGCGAGAGCGTCCAGCCCGATCCGGAGCCGACCCCGGAGCCGACCCCGGCGCCCGAGCCGACACCCGCGCCGGAGCCGGAGGCCGAGAAGCCCGCCGAGACCAAGGCCGAGCCGAAGCCCGCCGCCACCAAGGCCGCGTCCAACGCCAAGGGCAACGCCAAGACGGGCAAGCAGCAGGACGGCGCCGCCGCGACGCCCAAGCCGTCCAGCCAGACCGAGCGCGAGGCGACCGCCGACCCGTTCACCCAGGACGGCGACGAGGACATCGCGGCCAAGGCCGAGGCCGAGGCGGCGGACGCGGCGGCCGAGGCGGCAGCGGCCTAACTGAAGTTCGGCGATCAGCCGCAGACTGGACGGGAAGGGGGCTTCGGCCCCCTTTTCTCGTTATGCACGAACGTGGGGGATGTCCTATATACTGTCGCAGGACGCGACACTGAACCGTTTGGAGGACGGAGCTTGACTACGCCGCAACAGCCGCTGGGTTCTCGCCAGCCGAGGGATCTCGGACTGCCTGGCTGGACCTACATCGTGTCACCTCGTGAGGGCACGAACAACAACTGGTGGATCGCGCAAGGACGACGCGCGGACACCCCGGCCGCGCTTCCGCTCGTCACACAGGGCGCCGAGACCGTCGAGGAAGCGATCACCGGCTTGCGCGAGCAGGCCATGATGTGGGATGACATGAATGGCCCGTTCCAGCAGTAGGAACCTACGCCACGAGTGGACGCCCATGCGACAGGGCACCCCGAACCCGATGCTGGACGCGCTCAGGGTCCAGGTCGGCTCCCGACCCGCCGACGAGGTGTGGTTCAACGATCTCTACCAGGTCACCGTCACGTACATGGGCGGGCCTGACGAGGGGCGCGAGGGGTTCATGCACCTCTCCATGAAGCGCCACGACCGCCACCCGATGACGGACTGGCGGCACTACCAGGCGATCAAGAACGAGATCGCGGGTCCCGAGCGCGAGGCGGTCGAGATCTACCCGGCCGAGTCGCGCTTGGTGGACACGTCCAACGAATATCACCTGTGGGTGTTCCCGGAGGACTACTACATCGAGTTCGGCTTTACCGAGCAACTGCTGTCCAGCGATACCCAGGTCCGGATGTTCAACGACGGTCGCAAGCGCGGCGAGCACAAGGGTCGCCAGCGTCCGTTCCAGCCCGGACTTCCCGTGGCCGAGGGACGCAACGACAAGCCAGACGCCGAGGAGGACATGTCCGCTGGCTTGCTCACGCCCACGCAGGCGGGCGGTCTCTCGTCCACGCCCGTGGACGCCGCGCCCGACTCGTGGGGTGATGCGCTCGCCAGGGCGGCGGACATGCAACCCGGCGACACGATCCACCTACCGGACGGCGCCAGTATCCGGCTAGAGGAGGTGGACGATGACTGACATTCTCGTCTGGCATCCCACCCAGGAGAACGAGGCCATCGGCGCCTGCGTTCTGCTGTGGGGACACGACCGCACGGTGCTCGCTACCTATGGACATCGGAGCCGCGAGGATGCCGAGGCGCTGGCCCAAGAACGGGACTGGCGTTTCGAGGAAGGCGCGATGGTGGTCCGATGACCGAGTTCTTGGACAACCAGCGCCAGCACATCCGCGAGCGCATCGAGTTCATCGAGCCACTGGTGGACGAACTGCCCGTGCTCCGGAAGACGCTCGCCGCACTCAACGGACGCGAGTACGTCAGCGAGAGCGACGCGCTGCGTGAAGCAGTCGAGTCGCTGTCCAAGACGGTGCTCCTGCTGAGCGACCGTATCTCTCAACTTGAGTCCGAAGATAAGGACGAGCACAAGGGTGCGGCAAAAACGCAGGAGGGGGGTCCGGCCGAAGCGGAGGCCGCACCCCCTGACACGAACGGGTCCAGTCGCAAGCCAGCCACCAAGGTCCGGGTCGAGCAGATCCGTGACTGGGTGGTCGGCCAGAGCGAGCCGTTCTCTGTGCCTGACGTGGCGCGCGCGTTCGACATCGCTCGAACCACCGCCGCTGCCAAGCTGGACGAGCTACCTGACGGCATGATCCGCCGTCCCCCCGGCTCGCCGAGTATGGGTCCGACTGCGCGCTGGGAGTATGTGCCACCGGACCCTCGTCAGAGTCCTCGCCGGAGACCGCGCGGTGAGGACAAGGGGCCACGCGAGCGGTCACGTATCGACGGTGTGCTGCCGGTGGCGCACACCGGGCGTCCAAAGGGTCCGAGCGATAAGGCGTCGGACCGCAAGGCCGGGACTCTCGTCCGGCGAAAGAAAGGTGGCAAAGTCATGAGGGTGGGAGCAGGGAAGCGATGACCGAGTTGAGCAAGAGCGCGCGCAGGCTGCTCACTGCGCTGGATCGGCGTGACAGCAAGACGCTGTACGTCGGCGGGATCGTGGAGTGCCGGGCGGCGCTGGAACTGGAGCGCCAGGGCGAGGTGCGCATCACCGAGGGCAACGTGACCCGCGACGGCGGGTCCGGCAAGATCGAGCGCGTCAGATGAACGTGACCGAGCGCTTCACCGCCGAGCACCTGGTGTTCAACAACATCTCGCCGGGCCGGTGCCACGAGACCCTGATCGTTCTCGGCGGACTGGAGTCTCGACTTGAGGAGGAGGGCCGCGATCTCTCTCAGGTCACGTCGGCCGACTTCCTCGGCTACTCGTCCGAACTGCTGGCAGGTGGCCTGCACGTCAACACCGTGCGCAAGAAGATGAACATGCTGCGCGGGTTCTTCACCTGGGCGTACACGGCTGGCGTCATCACCGCCGACCAGTACCTGCGCCTGAAGGCCGTGAAGAATCCGCGCGGCTCGACCGGCGTCACGCAGCCCAAGCCGTACACCACAGCGGAGATGGCCGTCTTCTGGGAGACCATCAACCGCAAGCTCCCGTACCTGCCGGACCGTGCGGCCGGGGAGCGGGGGCGCGGCTCGTTTGCGGTGCGGCGCTGGATCGAGGGCAAGGGTCCGTGGGCGCGCGTATGGCGGCACGCCTTCCGGCTCCAGCTTGACTGCATGATCCGCCTGGCGCTGGACCTGGGGATGCGCTCGTCGGAGATCTACGGACTGTCGGTCGATGATGTCCACTACGACAACGAATACTTCGTCGTGCGTGGCAAGGCCGACCCGACCACCGGCTACGTGAAGATCCGCGAGATCCCCTACACCGACGAGGCCCGCGCCCGCGTTTACGCCTGGCTTGAGTTCAGAGCTACGATGCGGCCGACGCATGACAGGCCGTGGCTGGTGTGCTACGCGCAGTGGCGCAACAACCCGATGCCCGAGGATCGCTTCGGCTCGCTGCTCCAGGACTCGCTGGGCATGGGGTGGCGCTGGCACCGGCTGCGTCACACCTGCGCCACCGAGTGGCTGCGGGCGGGCATGGATCTCGAACAGGTCTCGCGCCTGCTTGGACACGCCACGCTCCAGCAGACCCTCTGCTACGTGGAGATCAGCAAGCGCGACATCGGCAAGTCCATGGCGAGGCGACAGGGCACGTTCAACGAGGCCGTCGCGCGTGCCGCCTAAGCCCGAGACCGACGAGGTGTACCTGGCGAAGCGGGCGCTATACGACGCGCTCCCGCCTCACCGTGGACTACCGTTACCACCTAGCACCCCCGCTCAACTGGACAAGGGAAGGTACGACTACCCCGTGACTGACGGAACGACACAGCCCAAGGAGAAGTGGATGGTGGAGGCCCTGGCGGTGGGGCCGGAGGACAACGACTGGCGGGCGTGCAAGCTGATGTTCATGGTGGACCACAAGCCGAACGGGGACGACGACGCCAGCCTGCGCGCGCGGGTGTCGGGCCAGTTCCGCGTCACCTACGGCGAGTGGGCCGCGAAGCTCAGCGTGACGAGCAAGCGGCTAGCTTAGGAGAGGATGCGGTCCAGCGTCGCGCGCTCGTGGTGCCCGTTGCCGTTCATGGCGGGCAGCGGTAGCGTCGGACGCCAGTCCGCCATTTTCTCCTTGACCGAGGTGTGCGCGGCGCGTATCCGCCCGCGCGGTACGTCGAGTATCCGCGCCGCCTCGGTCTGGTTGTACTCCAGCAGAAGCAGGTGTACAACCGTCACCTCGAACGTCGTAAGTGTGGACGGGAGTTCGCAGTCCTCGTCGTCCACGACGGCGAAGACGGCTTCTTCCTCCACCACGAGGTACTTGCGCTCGAAGAAGTCGGGTGTCAGTCCGGCCTCGTCGTCCAGGTAGACCGGCGAGGCGGACCGGCGCGCGCGGTTGAGCCGGAACTGCTGCTTCAGTAAGTCCTTGACCTGGTTGCGCAGACAGGAGAATACGAACTTCTGTACTGGTTGACTGGAGCGCCGTGGATCGTATGCCTTCAGCGCGCGCCAGACCTTCAGCCGCAGTACCTGCTGGATGTCCTCCACGTCGTCGTCAAAGTACGCGGCGTAGCGCGCAGCGGTGGAGAAGATCAGCCCCTCGTAAGGGCCGATGTCGTCGGCTCCCAGCATCATCCCGGACGGCAGCGTACCAGACCGCCAGCGCCTACGGCCAACTGGCGTTCGAGTTTGCGGCCGTCCGGGGTGTCCAGTCTTCCTTCCGGTCGGTCCACCTAGTCGTGGCCGAGGTACGGGTCCTGCTCGTCGGGGCGCGGCTTGAACCCCTCATGCGCCTGGTCCAGTGCCGACTTGGCGGGTTCGCCGGTCGCGCGCTGGTCCAGTCGTGTCAGGTGCGCGCAGTAGTAGTTGCCCTCGTCGGGGTCCCACTCCATCGTGTCGCCATGGCACGCGCACACGGGCGGCTCCACGGACACGGCGACGGGCGGCATCGGGTGCTGCCAGAGCGACAGCCGGACGTGCGCGCCCTGCTCGATCTGCTCCAGGTGCTCCTCGCTGACGTGCCAGCCGGAATGTGTGACTGTCGTCGGGTGCTGGTCCTCGAACACGACCGGCTCCAGTTCGATGTGAAGGTCGCCCACGTCGGTGCCGGGGGGGCCGTGGATGATCTGGTCGTAGCGCCCGCCTTTGAGCGGGGTCAGTTGGTGATCGCCGTGGCGCGGATCGGACACCGGCTCGTACATCTCAGTCTTGCCGTCGTTCATAACTCCTCCTGTCGCTACTGCCCCAACGGTGCCAGAGGTCGTCGCCATCGGTGAGCGCGCCAGCCTCCAACTGAAGTCGCGTCGTCGTGGCCGTCTGGATGATCCCACACTCGCGGCGGCAGCCCCGGTGCCACAGCCCACGGATCTCCGGGTGCGGCGGTGGCTGGTCCTCGTCCCAGTCCTCGAACCACGCCGTGAAGCGGTGCCCGAACGTGAAGCAGAACGCCCGCGTGGCTAGCTGCCACAGGCGCCCGCGACCCCAGCGCCGGTTCGCCCACATGACAGCGACCGGAGCGTACGTCATGCTCTCACGCCGCACAGGTCGTACACCTCCTGAAAGTCCGCGATGCCGCGTGCCGCGTCGGCCAGCTTCTCCACTAACGTGTCGTAAGCGTCGGCCTTCCACTCCACGTCGTTGACGACTTGCTGTAGGCCGTCGCGCTCCTGGGTGATCTCCTCCTTCTCGGCCAGCAGGCGTTGGCGCTCCTCGTAGATGTCCACAGACCACGACTCAAGTTGGCCCATCCACCGCTTGAGCGCGTCGAAGTTCGGCTGCTTGTCCAGGTTGCTGGTCGTGGTTGGGAGCCTCGGCGCTGCCTCCATCGCTTCCTCCTAGAACGCTTGGCCTCCCCCGGTTTCCTGCCGCTGGATCGGCGGCGGCGGGGCGGCGGGTTGTCGGTCCGGCGCTGGCGGTGGCGGGGGTCCAGCGGCAAGATCCGAACTTGAGTCAGAAGTTAGACCGAGATGACGTTCCAGTCGTTCGACCCTGGAGGCCAACTGCTCCAGTTCCTGGCGAGCCTTGGACTTGGCCTTCGCCTTGAGCGTGTACGACGTGCCGTACTGCTCGCTGACGAACGGCGTCACCTCCACCGGCAGCACCTCGTCGCGGGCCAAGTCCTCGAAGCTGCGCAGGTTCAGGTCGATCATCTGCCCGTTCGGCCTGGTCGCCACGATCTGGTACAGCGTGTACTCCTCGCCCGTGCTCCCGTTGCGACCCTGGTGGATCGCACGGGTCTCCTTGACGATGATGCTGGTCTCGAAGACCTTGGTCGGGTCGTGGTGTGCGGACATCGGCGGTGCGCCGGGGGCACTGGTCCCCCGGCGCTAGCACTGGACTTCGGTTGGGCCTTACGTCGCCGTGATCGTGAGCCGTTCGCGCTCGGGCTGCGGCGGGGCGGGCTGGACACGGCGCGGTCGGTAGCTCGCCTTCGGGATCGGCCACAGCGTGGCGCCCTCCTTGGGCGATCCGAGGATGTGGAAGGCGAGCTTGTAGGCGTGCTCGTTGTTGCGCGCCTCCAGGTACGCCTGGCCGTCCATGACGACGACGGCGTGCTTGGGCTGGCCGTCCGCGTCCAGCAGCTTGGCCACCTCGAACGTCGTCGGGCCGGTCTGGTAGAGCACGACGTAGTGACGCACGGTGGACTTCTTCTCGTCCCCGCCGTCGCCGTTGCTGTCCGGCGTTCCCTGCGCTGCGGGGTCGGCCGGGGGCTGCGGCGTCGGCTCGGGCGCGGGCGGCGGCGGCGGCGCGGCAGGCTCCTCCTGCGGCGCCTCAGCGGCCGGAGGCTCCGGGGCTGCGGGCGGCGGCGCCTGCGGCTCCTGGGGCGGCTGGGGCGCCTCCTGGGCCGGTTGCTGGCTGCCTGCGTCCGGGTCCGGCGTCGGGTCCGGCTGCGGCGGCGGCTCGTGGTCCTCGGGCGCGGTGTCGAGCGGCCCTTGCACCGGGGCGCCCTCACGGTCCACGATGGGCGGCGCCTCGGCGGGCGGCGTCGGCTCGGCGGGCGCTTCGGCGGCGGGCGGCGGCGCCTCGGAGGGCGGCGCGCCCTGCTCGCTGGACTCGGCGAACGGATCTTCGGCCGGGGCGGCGAACGGATCGTCCTCCACCGGCTGCGTCTGTGGTTGCTGTTCGGACAACTTCAGTTCACTCCTCTAGTCGCGGACGGTCATGGTCTGGGCAATGAACTCGAAGTTCGCTCTACCCAGTCCACCGTTCCTGTTCTTTCGGTACAGCATCTCGGCGGCGTGCGGGTCGTAGGTGTTCTCCTTCAACTCGGCCTCGGTCGCTAGCAGGATGGGCATGTGCATGAACGCCACGATGTCGCAATGCGCCGCTACCTGTCCGGACCCGCGTAGGTCGTTGAGGGTTGGACGGCCGTCGCCGTAGTCGCGCGAGAGCTTGATGGTGTGCGCGAGACACATGACGGCCACGTTCAAGTCCTTGGCTACGTCTTCCTTGAGGAATCGGGCTTTGGCTTCGTCCTCCTGGTTTGGATTGTTGATGCGCCGGTCTGGATCGAACATCCGGAAGTGATCTACCAACACCAGTCCGACATTATGGCGCCTGATGGCCTCGACTATCAATGCCCGCATCTGGGACATCTTGAAGTTCGAGGCGAAGTTCCAGTACAGCGGCAGGTACATGTCGTTCTTCCACGACGCGATGATGCGCGAGAGTTCGTCGTTGGTCACGTCGCCCTCGCGCAGCTTGTCGCCGACGATACCGCTGGACCTGGTGGCGACACGCGCCGACGAGCCGACCAGCGCCATCTCCAGGCTGAACACCATGGCGCCGACGCGCTTGTCCGGGTGCTTGGTCACCTGGCGCCGGGCGAACCCCTCGACGGCGCTCCAGGCGACGGCCGACTTGCCGACGCCGGGCGGTCCGCCCAGCATCATGAGTTCGGACGGCGCGATCCCGCGCGTCCAGTTATCTATGAACGACAGTCCGGTGTAAACGCCGATCTCGAAGCCCTGCGCCCTCGCCGCCTGCTGCATCTGGAGGTAGCGGATGTACTCGCGGCCCACGTCCGCGTGAGAGATGATCTCGGCACGCTTGGCGGCGCCCGTGGTCAGGCGTGCCGCCTCGGTGGTCATGAAGTCGCCGATCTCCTCCGGCGTGTCGCGGCCCTCGGCGATCCGGTGCTCGACGGCCTGGCAGAGCGCGAGCATCTGGCGGTTGGTGCTGTGGCGCTTTATCAGCAGTGCGTGGTCGCGCACGTTGTCGTCGTAGCGGCGCGCGTCCGCCTGCGCCTTCAGCCGTCCAGGCACCTCGGACGGCTGGCAGTTCCACTGTCTGCTCAGTGGGTCCGCGAGCCGGTCGCCGATCACCACGGGGTCCACGGGTTCGTCCGCGTAGTAGGAGTACACGATGGCCTCGAAGATCAGGCGCGCGTCTGGACGGTAGAAGTCCTCCAGTTCGATCTGCGCGCCGATGGCCTCGGCCACGCGCGTCGGGTTGGACATCATCTGGCCGACGATGCTCCACTCGCCTTCGTCGCTGTAGGGGACGACTGCCGTTGTCACCTACGCTCGCGCTCCTTCTCCTGCTCGATCCGCTCGTCGGCCTTCGCCACGATGCGCATGATGGCGAGCGCGAACGCGACCGCAGCGATCCACACCACGATCCCGCCGACGATCAGCCACCAGGTCACTCGTACGGCCACAGCTTGAGCTTGGTTTCGGAGGACTGGTACAACGGGTGGACTGGAAACCCGTGCTTACTCAGCCCGAAGACATACAGCGGGATCGTCGCCGCCTGCAAGATGCGGCGGACATGCTGGTCTCGGTTCTTGAAGTGTCCATGCGTGCCCCAGCACGCGACGACCCGACTCGCCGTCCGCGCTTCGTGCAGTAGGTGCACGTCGTTCTGGTTGAAGTCCTGGAAGTGCTCACCCACTGGTTCGAGCGCGCGCTTCATGTCCAGCGGATCTGTCGCGCGGTATGCGAACAGGTTGGTGACGACGAACGCTCCAAATCCCCAGTCGTGAGCGAAGCGCAGGCAACGGCGCAGGGTGGGGTCGAGTGCGGATTCGTCGGCGGTCGAAGGGTTCAGCCCGATGAAGTTGATCGTCGGCAGTTCTTCATCCCAGACTCTCGTCAGGGTGTAGCGGTAGCGCCGGTCTTGGCTCAGGACTGCTGGACCCGCTTCACTTCTGATCGCTGTCATGTTCTCGGTTCCGGAAGTTTGGTCGGCTCGGTGAAGACGGGGCGTCCATCCACCACTTCCCACTCAATGCCGAAGTTGTCTTTCAGCCACGCCGTGTCCTGCATCGCCGTGACGTAGTACGGACTGCGCTCGTCGTCCTGCGCGCCGTACGTGAACATCGCCACGATGGACCCCTTGCGATTCGAGATCTCGCGCCGACGCCCTTCTGAGATGTGGACCGTAGTGATCGTGTCGGACGGCGCCTCGTCGGCCCAGCCGTAGATCTTGTCCGTGAGGTTCTTCCTGTCGTGCATCCCCGTGGCGAAGACACGGGGAATCTCGGGCCGTCCGGTTCCCCGGTCGCTCTTGAGCCAGGACGAGAATCCGGCGATAGCGCGCAGCATCACGTCCAGGTTTCCCTCGACTGCGTTCAACGCCTTGGTGAGATCCCGGCGCCGTGGACCCGTGAGTCCACCACGGTTCTGGCCGGGAAACGTCTGCTCCCAGCGCTCCCACACGAGCGCCACTTCGTCCGGGGTTTCCTCGGCCGGGGCCACGTCGCCGCCGAACAGCGTGCCTTCGCCGCCTGGTAGTCCTTCTTCTTCTTTACCTTCTTCACTACACGGGTTCTGCTCAGATTGACCACTCCGTTCTGCTCGATCTGCCACTCTCGAAGTGCCCAACCTGGCGTCAACCGCAGCGTGGTCGATGGCGTACCAGGCAGCCTCCTTCGTGCGTGTGAAACGCACGAGACCGGCGTCACGGAGTCCATCAAAGATGCGTCGGATGGTCGAATCGGACCACCAGGGGAACTCGCGCTGCCAGTCGGCGTAGGTCATACGGACCGACTTCAGTCCATCCCTCACCTCGGCGGTGTTGCGCATGAGCACGTAGTGCAACTGCTGGAGGACCACCGCTTCGTTCAGGCCAAGATGAACAGCCAGCGACGGGATGATTAGGACGACACGCTCGTCCAGGAGGCGCGGGTTGGGGTTGGTCACTGCTCCAGTCTCCTAGCTCCGAACTTCGCCCCGCAGAAGGGGCACTCTCGGGAGTCCGCCAAGGAACCGGACGCGAGCCAGGGAAGGCGACAGATGTCGCACCGCATCCGTGCTAGCTCGAAGGACTGTCGCGCCGTGCTACAGTGGGCCTCGCTGGGTCCAGGCGACTGGCTCTCAGCGTCATCCCGCAGAGGGTCGGGGGCACCGCCTACAAGATCACCGCCAGCGATCACGGTGGAGCCTTCGGCCCTCTCGCTATGTCTGCGCTACGGCCACATCTCTGACCGCTCGCGTTTCGCGGCACCGTAGCATGGAGCTTCGCCGTCGTCACGGACTTTTCTCCGAAGATGCGGGAACAAGTCCGAAAGCTGGCCGCCCCGGATCTGAACCCTGGACTGTCGTCAGATCTTAGACGTTCTGCATCGACACCGTGAACGCGGTCAGCGGCCGGTTGGGCTTGCCATCGCTGCGCCACGGGTGCGTGTCCGAGACCCGCTTGTACTCCTCCCACGCCGCCACCAGGTCCGGGTAGAGCTTGGCGTCCGCGATCTCGTCGGTGACCACCAGGTCGCCGCGCCCGCCGAATCCGCTCGGCGTGTACTCCTTGACGTACTTGCCCTCGGCGCCCGTGATATCTCCTGCCGCCAGTCCGACGATCTGGATTACGACTCCCATCTCACGCTGCCTTTCGCTGCTTGAGGGACGGCGCGGTCTCACGCTTGGACGCCATGTTGATGATCCGGCGCGCTTCATCGGAGTCGGCGCCGAAGAACTCCTCCACGTCCGTCTTGGTCACGCGCATCAGGTGGACGGCATCGTCGCCGAACTCAGCGAGCAACTGCCGTTTGGCGTCAGCGTCCCAGGTGTCCAGTCGGCGCGGCCGGGAAAGCTCGAACCCCAGCGCCTCCCTGGTCTCCTGGTCCATCTCCTTCAGGTCGCCTTCGACGGCCGCGATGAAGCGCTCCATGACCTTCTGGGCGCGCTTGACGCGGGGCAGTAGCTCGGCGTAGATCTCGTAGCCCGCGAACTCCTGCGTGAGTTGGACTTGGATCTTGCGGCCGACCTTCTTCTCGGGCGCGAGCGCCCCCAGCCGGTTGACCCAGTAGTCGCCGCTCTGATGGGTGACGCGGCAGTCGAGAAGAATCGGGCAGAAGTGACACATGTCGTTGCTGGTGGGCTTCAGCCGGTCGTCGGCGAGGATCGCCTTCACCTGACGGATCAGCCAGTCCTTGATGCGCTTGCGCTGCTCGTCGTTCTTCTGGGTGGGGATGGCGCCGAAGCGGAACTGGTCGTAGATCTGTATGAGCCGCGCGCACTCGGGGAAGTATTCGTGGACCATCCAGTTGTACGCCCACTGCTGGAGATCCTTGTGCACCTCGGCCTCGGACTTGGGCCAGCGGCTGGACTTGTAGTCGCGCGAGTAGAAGAAGGCCGGGTTCTGGAGGTGCTGGTAGAGCGCGTCGATCCGGCCACGGAAGTAGATCTGGCGGCCGTCGTGGACGAACAGCGGAACTCGCAACTCAAGTTCGGTTCCAATCAGCCTGAAGCCCTGAACTCGGCGGCCCTCCCAGGTGTCCAGGTCTGCGCGCAGCCGGTCCAGGTCGTCGGGGTCCAGCCAGTGCTGGTACTTGGGCCACACGCTGTCCACGGCCACGTCGTGCGAACAGCCGGTCACCTCGACCATCTCCACCATCTCGTGGGCGGCGTGCCCGTAAGCGGTGGCATAGCTCTCGGACTCGGGCGGCTCGTCGGCCTCGCCCGCGTATAGCTGGAAGCGCTCGGGCAGCGGGACGTGGCGGCGCATCCCGAAGGCGAACAGTTGCGCGCACGCCCTGTACTGGAGGATGTCTGATATTCCGATGGCGTCACCGGGTAGTAGCAACTCGCGTCACCTCCTAGTAGGCTGGCGCGTGGGCGTTCGCCGGGCGTGAGCATCATCCCCCACGTCCCGGCCCGTTGCGCCTGCCGCGCCGCCCGGTGCCGGGGCCGCCAGACCATACGGCTCCGGGTCGGCGCTGGCCAACCTGTAGTCGATGGTGACGGTGATCCGCGACTTGATGGTTTTCGGAGCGTCCAGCTTGTCGCGGCTGATGGTCAGGCTGCCGACATCGAAGTAGTCGGGGTTGTCGTCCTTGAGGTAGCCCGCCTTCACGAAGGCGTCGGCCAGCGGCTTCACTACAGGGTGACGGAAGTTCTCCGGATCGCGCTTGGTGTTCGGCCTCGCATACTCCAGCAGGATGTGGACGCGCACGAAGTCCAGGCGCCTCGGCAGCTTGGCCTGGAGGAATAGCGCGAGATAGACGCCTTCCCAGCGCTGCTTCTCCTTGTGGCCCTTGGACCAGTGCCCGCGCGAGCCGCCACCGCCCTTGTTGACGGTGGTCGGCGTGTCGTCGTAGAAGACGGTCACGCTCCCGTCGAACTCGCTCATGCCGTGCTCGCCTGCCGCGCCTCGTCCAGCTTGCGCTCCAGCGCCACGACGGCGCCGTTGAGCGCCGGGCCGCTGAGTTGGTCGAGCGCCGGGAACTGGCGCTCCTTGGTGTACCACTCGACGTAGGCGGCGTGCGCAGCCGGAGATACAGACTTCAGTTCGTCCGAAAGCGTGCGCGCCCGTGCGCGCATCTCCTCGTCACGCTCCTGCGGCGTGGACTCGTCCGGGACCACCGCGCCCTGGTCGTTGACGCCGGGCATGTTCACCTGGCCCTCGGCCTCCGGGCCTTCCTGGCGCACGCCCGCCTGCGGCTCGGACGGAGCGACGATCTCGGGCAGCGGCGTGATGTCCCCGGCTGCCTGACCGGGCGGCGGCGCGCTCTGGAACTCCTGCATGTCCTCGGCCGTGGCGATGCCAGTGCCGACCACGAGGATGCCCGCCACGCCTAGCGCGCGCCCGATGGCGCCGGTCTCGGCCTTCATCAGCACGTTGTCGTCGGCGTACTGCTTCACCAGGAGCGACTGCTTGGTGCCGACGCCCTGGATCAGTGGACGCGGCTCCTTGCCCGCGATGGCGTTCATGTACTGGTCGGCCTCGTAGATGGCGACCCGCCAGCGCGCGCCGATGTAGCGATTGAAGGACTCCCGTTCGGTGTTGTTGCGCACCGGGAACATGAAGTAGCCCTCGGGCAAGTGCTCGTTGTAGTACGGCGAGTTGCGGTCGGTGATGATCTTCACCGGCACCGGCTCGATGACCGGGATGTACTTGAACGGGTCCTCCGCATTGAGCGCCGCGATCAGGTCGTGGAAGTAGGCGATGCGCGTGTCCACCTTGACGTATGGGGTGAACGTCATGCGCTCGATCTCGCGCTGGAGCAGCGTCCCGTTGGCGTTCTCGAACGTCTGCTGGATCTTCTCCTTGGCGCCGATCAGCACGATCCCGCCGTAGTACGGCTCATGCGCCATCCCCGGATGCAGGCGCTGGCCGTCGAACCAGGTCTTCACGTCCTCCTCACTCGGCGGTGCGTACAGCCACCGGCTTCCGTAGCGAAGCGGCTCCAGGCGCTTCGGCCCCTCCTGCGTCGCTGCCATCTCTAGCTACCTCCGAACTCCAGTCGTGTGTGGCATCGTGCTACACACCCTATCCGTCGCTGCGGACGGAACGCTGGTCAGCCGGAGTTGATGACCGCAAGCACCGTGATGATCGCCAGGAGCACCACGAAGAACAGGATCACGAGGGCGGTTAGGTCGGTCTGGTCCATGGGTAGAACGGCTGCTGGGAGGAGTCGAGACACACGACGGGCCGCACCTTGTGGGCGCGGCCCGTCGAGCGTTTGGAGGTAGAGCGGATGCCGATGTCGCTCGGCCCGCGATGCTAGCAGGCGCCGTCAGTGGCCGCAAACGGGCCAGTTACCGGCTCCGGCTCCCCCGTTCCAGAGCTTCGCGGCCCGCATGTCCTGCTCGGCCGGGCTAGCGTTGGACGGCAGTCCACTGCCACCCATGGCTTGCCAGGTCTCCAGGGTGAACTGGTAGGCGCCGTAGAACCCGTTGCCGGTGTTCGTGGCGTAGTTGCCCCCGGACTCGCACGCGCGGATGGAGGCTAGTGGACCACCCGTGGCACGTTGTGTAGTTGACTGGACGCCTGCCGGTGGTTGCGGCGGCGGCACGGCCAGCCGTGTGAGTTCAGCGAACGTCGGGCGCGCCAACAGCTTCTTCAACTGGTGGTCGCTGCGCCGGATCTCCCCGCACGTCGCTCTGAAGGTGACGTGACGGAACAGGACCCCTTGCCTGCGGATATTGCGCCCCGGTGCACGAGTGCCGTGCTTGTGTGCTACCTGCCGGTAATGCTTGGAGTAGTTGCGCTCCAGCTTCGGCTTGCAGTCCGCCATGTCGGCGGACGCGGTGGATGGAAGTACGAAGGCGAGGGCGGCGGTCGAGAGCGCCGCCGCGATTGCGATTCGCAAGTTGATCTCCTGACTTGAGTTGACACATCGGTTCCAGTCGCGCCGCTCGCTACGTTGACTTCGCTCAAGCGCGGCGCTTAGTCATGGTCCGTGGGAACACCTCCTCTCGTGGGAAAGTCCGGCAGCGTAGCATGATGCTACGGGTTGGAGCGTCGTACCCGGCCGGACTCGGAGTCAATCCGAGGCGGCACGGTCTCAGGATCGACGTACGGCCAGGGCTGGCGCGGCGGGCACGGGGCGTCCTCGGGCGGCTCAGGCGTCACGCCGCCACCGCCGACGTTCATGCGCTTGTACAGTTCGATGATCCAGGGTCCGAGGACGTGCGGCACGTCGTCGCCGGTCACCTCGTAGCCGTACAGATTCGCGCGCACGTAGGTCATCGACGGCGGGTACGGGGGGATGTCGTAGTACGGCGTGCCGACGAGCGCCGCCGATGCGCTGAAGATGTCCTTCATGATCCCCGTCTGGTACGCCGACAGCAGCGGGACGGCGACGCCGCCCTCCTCGCTCATCATCCCCCAGATGTCCACTGCCCCGTACGAGGAGACTGGCCCATACCCCGAGATCTCGGCCCATGCGGTGTAGCTGAGGGCCGCAGGGTCATGTGGCGCCTGGACGGAGATCTCGCCGGGGCGGAACGTCCGGTCGCCCGTGCCCGACGCCGTGCCGATCAACACGTAGCCCTGGCTTGGCTCCAACAACCATTCTGGACGGTGCGGGAACTCCATCAGGAACTGTCGCTCGGGGCTGGACACATGAACGCTTCGAGCAGATCCCACCAGCTAGTGAAGGACTCCCGTCTGAAGTCCCACAGCGTGCGCTGGCTGTACCAGCGGTACTGGGCGGGGAGGTAGAGATCCTTGAACCACTCGGCGACGGCCTCGGAGATGGCGTTGCGCCATGGGTCCAGGCTCGTGCTCGTGTCGGCGCCGACGCTCCAGTCCGGGAGTGTGCCGTAGCGCGGAGTGCCCGGCGAGTCGCGGTACTGGAACATCTCGCACAGGTGCGCGGTGGACGGGTCGTCCACCGCGAGGTGACCGAGAGTGAAGGCGTGGCCCACCTCGTGGATGGCGCTCTCCAGCCAGAACAGCTTGCGTCCTTCGATGGTCGGCACCCCGGCATTGGCCGGGTGGTTGGGGTCCTCGACGCCGTTGCGGATGTAGATGATGGAGAACGTGCCCTCGGGTCCGCCGTGGTAGGTCTCGGTGCACATGTAGTCGTTGTGTCCAGGACACGGCGGCTCGTCCACACCCTTGACGCTCAACTTCAGATCGGCCCGGTCGAACGGGAAGTGCGAGCGCAGCATCGCCTCCTGAAACCACTCCTTCTGGCGGTTGGAGCAGCTAGGGTCGAACTGAAGTACGGTTCCAGGCATTACCAGTTCGGCCTGTTCATCGGATACGTCACGCCATCCAGCACGACGTACGGATGCTTAGTCGCCGGAGCGCTGGAGCGACCCATCTCCCATCGCACGGTGCCGTTGAGGTCGATGGACACCGCGCCGAACTCGCGGCCGTCGTCGTCGCCCGTGATGACCTGGAGGAGTAGGTTGGTCGTCGGCGTCGGCCAGACCGTGGCGATCAGGTCGCCGGGCGCGGGCGCCGCCGACGCCCCGCTCGTCAGCGTCCCGGCCATCACGCACATGCCGCCGTCCGCATAGCCGTACACGTTGTCCACGGTCCAGTCGTTCTCGGGCGACACCGTGAAGCCTGCGTTGATGCCGAAGCCACCGTCCTCCGCGACGATCATCCACTCATGCGTGATATCGCCGGACACGGGGTCAGGCACAAGGAGCGTGAGGATGCTCTTGATGACGAGCGTCCACTGGCGGAAGTTGAAGAACTTGAGTGCGCCCGTAGCCGACCAGGTGGCGTAGATCTCACTGTGCGGCTCGTGCGCGCCCCACGTCGCGCTGACATCAGCCTCCATCTGCCAGTACACGCTGTTGTCGGTCGGGCTTTGGTCCACGCCGGTCAGGTACCAGGGGTCAGCATCGCTGTACTTCTCTACGCGCAACGTCAGACGCCGTGTCTCGCCGATCTCGGGGAGCACGTAGTCCTCGGCCGCGCCCAACGTCTGAACGTCAGTCACGCCGTTGTGCAGCGTGATCGTGCCCGCCGCCTTGTCAATGGTGATGGTCGGCCCGCCGTTGCCGAAATCGAGTCCATCGCGGACCTTCAGGCCGATCTCGTCCCAGTCGTCAGACAGGATCGTGTAGTCCACCATGATGCTCAGGCCGAAGCCATCCCTGACCTGGGCGGCACCCGTTCCGTGGATCACGGAGTGACTGCCGGTCCCGGCCGACTGCGGGATCATCTCGCCGTCCACGAGGTGGTAGGCGCCTGCGGGGCTGTAATTTTCGTGCTCCAGGGGAAGGAACCCTGCGGTCCAGAAGCGCGGCACCTCGTAGCGCCGCACGGCCAGCCGCACCTGCTCGGCGTCATCGAATGTGTAGCTCGGCCCCTCGCCGCCCTCAATGGTGTAGGGACCGCCCCCGCCGCCGCCCCCGCCCCCACCGCTGACCGTGACGACGGTCTTGTTGTTGTCCGGGTCGTCGGTGACAGTGACGCCGGAGCCGTGGAAGTCGATGGTGCCGCGCGCGGGAAGATCGTCGCCCTCGTCCTGGACCGGCACCGGACGCGGAGAGAGCAGCTTCCACGACGTGGTGCCCACGTCCCAGATGTACAGACTCAAGTCGGCCAGTACGACGCGCACGTCGCCGGGCACATTCCCGGTCGTCGGAAGCTCGGCCAGGCTCGTCACGGGTGCCTTCCAGAACTGCGGCGGCGCCGTGTACTGAATCCAGGACGTGTCCTTGAACAGCCAGATGGTGGCGTCCTCCAGCACGAAGCGCACGTCGCCTTCTTCGGCGTCGTCGGGAAGATCGGCCGTCGTGGCGACCGGCGCCTTCCACGGCCAGTTGAGGATGTCCGTGTCGGGGTTGATCTTCTGCGCGCCCGCGACTGTAGTTGAGGCATCAGGCGGCGTGCCGGTGTCCACGGCGACCTGAAGGAACTCGATGGCGACGTTCACCTGGTCGGGGTCGAACTCCCCGGCCAGCGCGGGGGAGGTGAAGTCTCCGTCCACGCCCAGGTAGATCCGGAAGGCACTCGCCCCGGCGAGCACGCCAGCGTCCGGAACGGTGACGGTGACGCTGTTGGTCGAGTTGGTGTGGCCCTCGGTCGGCGGTTCGGTCAGGCAGTCGGCGCACAGCAAGCCGTCGTCGGTGATGGAGTCCAGACCGGCCGGGCCGTCTGCGATGTAGTGGTAGCGAGACTGGCCGGTGGACTTGTACATGCGCCAGCCGGTCGCGCCTTCGCTACTCTCGGTGATCTCGGTCAGGCCGCTGAAGACGACGGCGTTCAGGTCGTTGCCAGGTTGGATGTCCACTTGCAGAGGCGGGGACGGGATGGTCTCGCCGCCTGTGTCGTCGGTCAGCGTCAGCACGTAGTAGTAGGTGCCATTGCGCAGGTTCCCCTGCGTGTTGTCGATCTCGTACGCGGGCACGTCGAACGGCTCCGCAATCCCCGGCGCCGTGCTCACGGAGGCGATGGGGGACGGCAGGCTCTCGCCGCCGTACTCGTCCACGACCGTGTAGCACGTCGCCACGAGCGTGTCGGACGGGATCTGGCCGCCCGTCGCGGCCGTGGTGATCTCCGGCTCGTCCAGTGGATCGCCGAGGCGCGCGTGCGCATCGTGCTTGTGCAGGTAGACGCCGACGCGCAGCAGGCGGTCGATGATGATGGGGTTGATCGCCTGGAACGAGTAGCCGTCCGTCGCCAGCGACTCGGCCGGGTCCAGCCTGGTGAGTCCAAGCGGTGTCTTGTCCATCAGCTTTCGCCCTCCACGCCATCGAGATCAGAGATCGCCCCGCCGTATCCCTGGAAGTTCAGGTGCAACTCCAGTTCGCAGTTGTACTTCTTGTCCTCGCCCGGATGCACGGCGGGGTGCATGATGCCGACTTCCATCCTCGCCCCGGTGATGCCCTTGCTGTCGTCGTCGGGAGAGACCGGCGCGGGATGACCGACCCACTCCAGCAGGTTGACCATGACGAAGAAGCGGAACTTGCCGATACGACGGCAGCCCCATGTGAAGATCGGGTCGTCGTACGGTGTCTCGCGCTTGGGGTTGTCCAGTGGCGCGATGAAGTACACCGTGAAGCCCACCTCGAACGGCAGCCAGACCGGGACGGCGCCGACCGCAGGCACCTGTACCGGCACCTTGACCTGGCAGTCGTACTCGTCCATCTGACGCTCCCAGTCCTCCTTCTTGCGGGCGTCGTAGGAGGTGATCGCACCGATGGTCATATTGCGCACGACGGCCTGCGCGCTGTAGGCGACGGGCAGACCTGTTGACGAGGCGGGCATCAGTTGATCTCGTAGTAGTCGCCGATGTAGCTGAGCGCCTGCGACGGCGGCAGGATCGCCCGAAGGTCCGCCTTGGTCTCCACGATGTCCGGCGTGTCCAGCAGCGCGCCGCCGAGCGTTAGCTTCCAACTGCCGTTCTCGCCTGTCGTGAACTCCAGGTTTCGCTGGGCGACGTACAGCCGCGTGGTCAGGCCCGCGATGTTATCGGCCAGGCCGATCTGGTCGTCCAGGTCGAACTCGGGCGTGCCGGGCACGGCGGCAGTCGCCGTCGCGCCCTCCAGCGCCATCCGCAGCGCCCACAGGCGCGCGTACACGTCCACGGACTTCTGGTCGGTCAGGCGGTCCTCGGTGTGCACGACGTGGCGCAGCACGCCGCCGAGGCGGTTGTGCTTGCGCCACCAGGTCGGCACGTACTTGGCCTGGAGTCGCTTGGTGCGGTCGGCGAGGTAGGTCTTGCCCTTCTGATCGGGGGCGCCGCGCACGTAGATGATGGACGCCAGCGGTTCGTCCGTGATCTTTCCCTGAACTCCAGTCAGAAGATCGTCCTGCGTGACAAGCGCCAAGTCGGGGATGTCATCACGCAGCAGCCAGGACGAACGGAACACCGGCACGCCGATGGAGCGGTCGTTGTTCGTCGGTGGCTTCATGAAGAACACGAAGCCCGTCACCTCCTGGACCTTCTTGATGATGTCGATGAAGAAGGTCTGGCGGTTGAACACCCAGTCGCCGCTGAGCTTGGCGCCCGTGTTCTCGATCTCCCACTCCTCAAAGCCCGCCCAGCGCAGCACCACGCGCACGATGTCGGAGATGTCGTTGACTTCGATGCGCTTGGGTTCCTTCGGCGGCTTGGGCGGCTGCGGCACGCCGCTCTTGGTGTTGGCCTTCAGCGTGCGCACGGAGACCCTGAAGGTGCCGGGGCTGGTCTGGTGTAGCTCGCGGAAGCTAACGCGCAGAACGGAGTTGTAGCCTAGATCCAGCGCTTTGCCATCGGGGTGGATCTTGAACGCCTCCTGGACACCCTTCGGGTGCGGGCCGACGTTCTCGATGCGGCGCATGTAGGCATGACCGCCGTGACCACCCGGCACCTGCCCGCCGCCCTGTGACTCCGGGATGTTGATGAAGCCCTCGGGGATGTCCACTCCGTCCATCTGCGACGGCCGGTACTCGTAACCGCCGCCCTTCTTCTTCCGGCGCCGGTTACGCGCGAAAACGGAGATGTACATGGTGACGTTCGGCGACGGCACGTTGATGCGAAAGCCCGTGTAGCGAGCCTGCGGCAGATGAATCTCGACGTACTCGGTGAAGTTCGGGATGGTGTGATCGTGCGAAGTCCAGCGTGTGTCCTTGCCGGTGTCCAGCACGAGCTTGGCCGGGTGCCCGTCACGTTCGCTGGACGCCTCGGCGTTGAAGCCGACGCGCCGGTAGCGGGGCGGGTTGGGGTTTACACGCTTGACCCCGGTGAAGCCCGTGGCGCCCGCGCGGTACCGTTCCTGGCCGCCGATCTTGTACAGGTTGCGGAAGCCGACGCGCAGGATGCTGTCGTCGCCTACGACGAGCTTGCAGTCCAGGCGTAGGAACTGGCCGTCCGGTGGCAGCACCTTGTAGTGCTTGAGGTACGGCCAGCCGCCGTCGAGCGAGCCGGGGGTGGTGCCGCCGCCCTCGTCGGCGGGGATGCTCACCCAGCCGTTCGGTATCGACATGTCATCCAGCGTGCACGGTTCGCCGCCCAGGTTGCGGTCGCGCGCATACACGCCCACCCACGCCTCCATGTTCGGGTAGCGCGGGTTGATCCAGAAGCTCTCGTAGCGGCCACGCGGCAGGCGGCACTGGACCCACTCGGTGTCATCCGCGCGCGAGCGGTCGGCCGAGATCCAGTCCGTATTCTTGTCGCGGTCGATGATGAACCGCGCCGGGTGCCCATCGCGTACGCTGGACGCCTCGGCGTGGTAGCCCTTCTCGACGCCGACGCCCCAGAGCTTGTCGGGCTGGACGGGCGAGAAGATGCACGGCTCGCCGATCTTCGGGCCGGTGTTGAGACCCATGACGTGCTGGTCTACGAGAAGCTGGCCGAAGTCGCGGATCGTCACCTGGAGCGTGGCGCCCCCACCGGCTGACGGGTCCACATCGTCCACCATGCCGGTGAAGACGGGCACCAGGAAATCCTCGCCGTAGCCCATGAGCACCTTGACCTGGCTGTTGTGCAACAGCTTCTCGTACCACTCGTTCTTTGCCACGGCGATGGGGTTCGGCCGTCCAGGCGGCGCGTAGCCGCGCCACGGCGACAACGCTCCGACTTCAATCAGGTGGTAGAGGTAGCCGAGATTATTCGCCTCGGGGTAGATCACGTTGTCGATCTGGAGCGTACACGTCATCATCCCGTTCTGGCCGAGATCCTGCTGGATCTGGCAGTTGCGCACGCCGGGAAGCTCCACCCAATCAGAGCGCGCAGTGTACTTCGCGCGCCACGGCTTGTCCTTGCTCTCGCCGGGGACCTTGGCACCGACCAGTGGAGCGGCCCAGCCGGGCCAGAACTCCTTGTCCATGTAGATCTCGCGCACGTAGACCTTCATGACCGGGCGCCACGGCCCGAAGTGGCGTCCGGACTGCCAGCGCTGACGGAAGCCGTTGGGGACGCCTGTCATCAGATACCCGCCCACGGGCCGGAGAGGACACGCACCGCTTCCATCTCCATCTGATACTTGTAGTAGTGGAGCAGGATGCTCGGGTCGCGCGGGTTGCGTGCTGCCCTCTGCCTCGTCGGCAGGTAGGCGGTCATCAGCACCTCGTACTGATGCCCCTCGAAGTCGGTGAAGATCAGCGTGCGCAGCTTGCCGATCTTCATGAACGCGCAGAAGAAGGAGTGCTGATCCTTCTCCAGAATCGTGCCGGTGACAGAGATGACGACAGGTCCATCATCACCCTGCTGACGCACGACGCCGACGCCGCTGGTGGACGCGGTGCGCTCGTAGTTGCGGCGGCGGCCGAACTCGCCCTCCTCGCTGTAGTTGGCGGGCCACGAGTAGTCGCCCAGCCCACCGGGCGCCAGGTCTGTGAGTCGGACTCTCCCGTAGGCCATCAGCGCAGCCCCGTGTTTCGTGCGATGGACTTGTTCGTGCCGTTCAGGTTGGCGTTCAGCACGTCGATGACGCTCTGCATGTCGCTGGAGTTGTTGACCGTGATGTTGATGGACTGGTTGTTGTTGACGGTGCCGCCTGCGGGTCCTGTCGGCATCCCGCCCTGCACGAAGCGGCGGATCTCGTACAGCGTCGGGAGCTTGATGGACCCGATGTCGATGTTGTACTCGCCCTCGGCCTCGTCACGCAGGCGCTTAGCGGCCAACAGCAGTTCACGCTTCTTCGCCTTGGAGATCCCCTTGATCTTCGCAAGCTGTTCCAGCCGCTTCGCCGCCTCCTCGTTGGTGATCTTGTCCATCTCCAGCAGGAAGTTGATGTCATCTTCCTTGGAGTCGATCACCGCGTTGCGATGGGCCGTCTTCTTACGGTTGTAGTCCGCCACCTTCTGCATCCGCTCGATGCCGTGCGTGCCCTTGATCGCCCGGCGCGCCGCGCGCTCCTCGATGGCCGTGATCTTCACGGGGTCCTCAGTACGGCTGGTGAGGAGGTCCGTGCGGGTCTCCTCACGCTCGGCCAGCGCCTGCTCAAGCGTGTTGTTGGCGTTGATCCAGTCCAGTAGCGCCTGCGCCCGCTCGATGGGTGTACGGGCGCGAGCGCGAGCACGGTTCGCGGCGGCGACGGCGATGCGCGCCTGGCGCACCGGGTCGCCGTACGCACGCGCCTGCGCGATTTGAGTTTGGAGGTTGGCCAGTGTCTCAGCGTCCTGGCGAAGCTGCTCCTGCTGCTGGTTCTTGGCCTCGATGACCTTCGCCTGCTGCTCCTTGATAGCGTTGGGGTCCACTCGGCGGCCCTGGGCCTGGGCGCGCAGCAGGGTGTTGAGCCGGTTGGTCTCGGCCTGGACACGAGCGGCGTTCTGGGCGCTCGGGTCGTTACCCGCCTTGGCAAGCATCAGGGCGTTCTCGGCGTCCACGTCGGCGAGCATCTGCTGGACGGCATCGGCGCGCGCGTTGTTGAGGTTCGTGAGCGCCTGGCGGTACTCGCGACTGTTCTTCCCGAACGTTTCGGCCGCGTCCCTGACCTGGCGCTCGGCGAACCGGATCTGGATGCGCGCCTGCTCGGAACCACTCGCGGTCTGACTAAGCCGCAACTGAAGTTGGATGTTACGGCCGGTTTCTCGGTCGCTGTACGCCGCCCTGTCCAGTTCGCGCTGTAGCTCGTTCTGCTTCTTCTTCGCGTCGTTGAACTCGTCCTGGAACTTCTTACGCTGCCTCCGGAATCGCTTGACATCGGCGTTCGCCTTGTCCAGTTCCTTGCGTAGCCGCTGCTCCCCGCTCGTGTCCGGCAGTCCACCGAACTCCGGCTCCCCGGTCAATGGGTTCACTTCGGCGTTGGGCAGCAGATTCTCCATCTGCTCCTTGATGAAGGCCCTGTTGCGCTTGGCTGCCTCAAGGTCTGAGTTGGCCTGCTCCAGCCTGTCACGCGACGGCCTGGTCACCCGCCGATACTGACCGCGCGCACGGGCGAAGGCCGCCCTACGGTCACTCTCCGAGTCCGCCATGGTAAGCGCAGACTGGAGTTCGTTCTGAACCATCTCCTCAATGCCCTTGAAGAACTGGTCCCGCGCCTGCGCCAGCGCCAGGATGCTCGCGGCGTCCGTGTGGCCTGCGTACCTGCGCACGGCGTCGTTGTACGCCAGTCCGAGGTTGCGGATGCCCTCAGCCGTACGGCCTGTCATCTCGGCCACTGCGACGATGGCCTGCGCCTCTTGCTGTAGCTGCTCGGGCTTGAGCGTCCGAAGCGTGGCCGCGTAATCCTCGGCCGTCCCACCACGCGCCGCCCCGGCGAGCGCCAAGCGCGCCCTCTGCTTATCGGCGTCCTTGCCGAGTAGCGTCTTCAGTTCCTCGTTGTGGAGCGCGAGCCTATGGCGAAACTCCCGCCGCGAGATCAGTCCGGCCTCCAGGTCGTCCTGGTCGCGCTGAAGGTCGCGGATCAACTCCCCGGCCGTCAACTGCTGGACGGGCATCCCCGCGCCACGCTGTGCCTCCTGCATCCGCCGCCGCGAACGGATCTC